ATGAGCGACCTCGCACACGACCTGCGCACCTGGCGCTTCTGGCGCTGGTTTCTTATTCAGACCTTCTCGTCCGTTGGAGTTCTTGCGGTCCTTCTTGAACTTACCAACTTCATCTTCGGGAGTATTCCGATCCAGGGGTGGCCGCTCGCCATCACCATCGCCGTCATCTCGATCGCATACGGGCTCATTCGTGCTTGGCCGCGCCCCATCAAGCAGGAGTACAACTCACCCAACACGGCGATTGAGATTGTGAAGGGTGACCTGTTCGGGCAAGAGTGCAACATCGTGGTCGGCACCTGCGACACATTCGATACTGCGGTCCCCAACATCATCGCGAAGGGCAGTGTTCAAGGTCAGGCACTCGAACGCCTGTACGGTGGCGATACGGTTCAACTGGACCGCGAGCTCGTCGCGGCGCTACAAGGTAAGGCGGTCGAAGCGACGATTCAGAAGTCGGGGAAGATGGAGAAGTACGGCGTGGGCACCGTCGCAACGCTTCGCAACGGTGCTCATCGTCTCTACTTCCTGGCGTACAGCGAGATGAACGAAGACAACGAGGCACAGAGCACGCCGGACGGGATCTGGCGGAGCCTCGCAACATTGTGGGAGGAGGTCTCTCGGACGGCCAACGGAACCGCAGTAGCCATCCCGGTCATCGGCGGAGGACAGTCCCGGCTATCTCAGGTCATGCCGGCGCAGGACTCGATCCGCTTCATTGTGATGTCCTTCATGTTCGCCTCACGTACGAAGAAGGTCTGCGATCAACTACGAATATTGGTGCATCCGAGAGAGTTCGATCGCCTGGACAGGCTCGAGCTCCAAGCCTTCTTGTCATCGATGAGGCCGTCGTGAGTGAGTCAGCTATTCGGCTTCCAGACGCGCAGGCGTGCGCGTTCTGCGCTTACCTTGAAGGAAGTCGACCGTTCACCTTTGTGACCAAGAACACGTTGACAGCGGTTATGGTCACGCAGGAACAGCGAGGGAAACCTCACCTTCTCGTCATCCCTACCAGGCACAGAGAGACCATTCTCGACTTGACAGATGATGAGTGTGCGGCGCTGATGGTCGAGGTAAGGAACGCAGCGAAGGCTATTGACGCCGCTTACCAGCGTCCAGGCATCTCCGTTTGGCAGAACAACGGTGAGACTGCAAGCCAGTCGATCAGGCACGTTCACTTCCATGTCGCAGGAACTCTAGACTCTGGCGGCACCGAATGGGGTCCCGTGGAAGAGCTCCCGCTCGCCGAGACAGAACTCATTGCCAAGCAAGTTCGAGCCCACTGGCCGGCATCGTCGACGCCACGCTGACCGGACGAAATCACTAGGGAAGTGTCATTCTCCTGATGTCTGGCAATGCAGTGTCTCGTGTCGCCGTTCGAAGCTATGGCGTGGGCGAAGGGCTGATGATGTTGACATTCACAGGAGCTGGAGCATCGTCCAGGGGAACCGCCCAAGATACAGTGTGAGCGATTGCGAGCAGCGTTAGTCCGACTAGCGCGATTAAGAAGCCGTCACGGAAGACCGTGACCATCGCGCGGCGGGTCCTCGATGTCGTATGCACCGCCAGAACATACTGACGAAGCTCTTCTCGGCGGGCATCATGAAGGTGGACGAACTCTTCTACCTGAACCACTCCAAGGACTTTGTTCGATACCGCAACACCGGCAAAAACCAGAACTGCCACGACGACAATGAGAACTCCAAGCGACCAGATTACGAGCAAGCTGGTGGAGCTGGTGGCAACGGCCCAGAGTCGCTCGAAGGCGGCAGTGCTCAGTCCGATGGCCGCAATGATTGCTGTGAGTGCAAATTCTGCGCGACGTCGAACCGCCTCGATGCCCGCCGATTCGCTTTTCAATCGCTCGTCATAGGACGAACGTGCTAAGTCAAGGTTCCGTTTGGGGCACTGGTCTATCCACCTTGTTTCAGGTGTCGCTTCTTTCGGCATCCACACTTTCCTGCCAGCGAAGAGACCCAGCGCCGTACTAGCAACCATGCGAACTTCAGCGAATGCAAGTCTTGCCTTGTCGCGAAAAGTCTGCTTACTCATGTGGCCGCCACGAGTAGATCTGCGAGGGCGTCAGTGACCGCTTTACCCATTCGCTCCGGAAGAAAGAGCCACTGGCCCGACGGGTTCACGTCGAGAAGGAACACCTCGCCATCAGGCGTTTGGACCCAGTCTTGGCTCGAGTATCCAAGTCCGAGATCAGCCGCAATTGTCAGTGCCCCTGTGGGCGCTGTTGAGCTCCCGTCATGGGCTTCTGTGAATGCAGAATGATTGCATGATCGTCGCCGCCAATCAGCGGGAGCAGTTGAGTCAACATCTAGCGTTGCCGCCCAGCTACGATCGCCGACGGTGACAACGCGAAGATGCTTAGCGGCCGGTATCCGTTCCTGGACAATGAACGGCGCTGCGTTCAGTGCGCTAAAGCGAGTATCTGCAGGCATCATGGGCTCGGCGTAGACCGTCATTGTTTCACCGTCCTGGATGAACTGGCCCGTACCGACAGGCTTAACGATCACCTCGTTCGAGAAGGAAGTTGCGACTGCGTCGCTACTCGTCGTTACGAGGGTTCTCGGGTATGGAATACCGAGTCTGACTGCGGCCTTCCATTGCCAGAGCTTCGATTCAGCTCGACGCAGCACCGCAGGGCCTGTTATCCAACTGACCTTCGAGTCATCCAGAAGCCATGAGTACGCCGAATGCCAAGTGCCAAGCTCCAAAGCTCTCAGCGAGCCTGCTTCGATGCCAAGGCCCCAGTCTGCCCGGTGAAGACGTCGTAACCACCCAGATCGCCCATCGGTGAGGTCGTTCCAGGCACCATCAACTTTCACGGCATAATGTTCATCGCTTATTGAAAGACCGCCGCTCATGACTGACTCAAGATCGAAGATCAGTGGGCGATATCCGCGTCTTATGAGGGAATTCTCGACAGCAGTGATGTGAGGATCGTCACGTTCTCCGATGAGGATGGGAGCTCTGGAGTTCAACGAGGCCCGACGCAATTCAGGAGGAGTTGCGTAACTGCCTCATCGGTATCTGACGATTCAATCGTCTCTGTGATCGTCGATGTCCCACGGACACCATCGACAACGCTCTGCGGGTAGCTTGCTAGCTCGGCAAACAAGGACGTGGAGGATTCTCTTGTCTGCATTAGTGCTCCATCCGAGAGATCACTATCGGGGAAAACCCGTACCCGTGATCAGATGTCTCGATTGTGTGCGTGAGTGTTGACGGCTGTGGACGGGGCCTGGGTTCGGGCTCGTTGCGCTGCATGTCCACGGCAAGCAGACCGAACAACGACGTGGATGTGTTCATAGGGCTCCAATGGTGGATACGACAGGGAACTCTTGAATCTTACCGTCGGAGGTCGACAACGCTGCAGTGAAGATGTGGGAGTTCTCCTGGATCACAGTGACGTCTGCGACACGAAGTGAGTCGGGCCGGTCAGGCCATTAGCTCGGCCGACCCGGTCTTTGTTCTTCGTTCGGCGCGGGCGGATATTTCTTCCCGCAGATGTGCGCGGCCCAGCAGGATCATGCTGACCGGCCCTATGACGATGAACTTCATCATGTTCCACAAGCACGGGAGGACGAGCAGGTTGAGCCAGCCGGGGCCTCCGTCTGAGATGAGGGTGGTGAAGGTGCTCGCGGCCAGCAGGTACGGCACGGCGAGCAGCATCGCGACCCCGACACCGGCGAGATCACCGAGAACGATCAACCAGACGGACCCCCGCACCCGATCAACTGGAACCTCCTCACCGCCGACGCCGCCGAAGAAGAATGGCTCGCCCTGAACAAATGGGTCCACTGGCTGCGCCGCACCTACGGGCTGCCCGTCGCCGTCATCCCCCCGTTCTGGCACCGCCACCCCGAACTCGTCTGGGAACTGTCCGCCCTGCACCTGCACTGGCTGTGCGCGTACGACCCCGAAGCCAAAGGCACCGCACCCCTCGCCTGGCACCACGAGTTCACCGAAGCCCGAGAACGACTCCGCGACTGGACCGCTGCCTGCGGCACTCTCCTGAACACCGACCGTCCCACCCGCCAGATCGCCTGGCCCGGCGAAAAAGCCATCGAACCAGTATAGGACATCACCATCCCGAACCGGGAAGAAGACTTCGTCGCCTACATGCACGCCGACGTCCAAGCGCGGCGTGCCGAGGATCAGTTCATCGCAGGTCTCGTGCTGAGCACGGGAGAAGTGCCATGAGCAGGAGAGAAAGGCGGCGCGGTGAGGATCGACGCTTCGCCGTTGAAGCGGTGCCGCGCAACCAGTCTGACCTGCACAAGCTCGCGCAAGTGTTCCTCGGCATGACCATCAGCAGAGCGCAGGCCGCCGAGGATGCCGCGCCGGATGCTGATGATCCTGGGCGTTCTGAGCCCGACCACGTAGAATAGAACCCGACGCCACGGTCTTCCTAGGCCGGGTGCGCAGTCTCTTTGCCCTTGTGGCTTACCCCGGTTCATACCCGGCGGACGTGTTTCCCGTTTACGAGTCGCACCGCGTGACGCTTCGTCGTCGCGTTGGCTCCCACCCCTTCGGTGAGAGGAAACACGACTCATGACTCTGGCGCCACCGGCACCACCAACCAGCCTCGACCGATTCGGCGAGACCACCACCCTCGCCGTCTCCTATCTGCGCGTCTCCACCAACGAGCAGGCAGAGCGCGGCGGCCGCGATGAGGGATTCTCCATCCCCGCGCAACGTGACGCGAACCTCCGCAAAGCCCGCGATCTGAACGCGATCGTGGTGGAGGAGTTCATCGACGCGGGTGAGTCCGCGCGCAAGGCCGACAGGCCCGAGCTGATGCGAATGATCGAGTACGTCAAGACCCACAAGGTTGCGTACTGCATCGTCCACAAGGTCGACCGGCTCGCCCGTAACCGCGCCGACGATGTGGCGATCCACCTCGCGCTCAAAGACTCCGGCGTGATCCTGGTGTCTGCGACAGAGAACATCGATGAGACTCCGTCGGGGATGCTGTTGCACGGCATCATGTCCACGATCGCGGAGTTCTACTCCCCTAACCTCGCCAACGAGGTCGCCAAAGGCATGACGCAGAAAGCCTCCTCCGGTGGCACCGTCGGCCGTGCACCGATCGGGTATCTCAACGTCCACAAGCGTGACGAGCTCGGACGCGACGTTCCCACCGTGATCCCTGACCCGGATCGCGCGGCGCTGGTGCGGTGGGCGTTCGAGGCGTACGCCACCGGCAACTACTCGACTTCGATGCTGCATAGCGAGCTGATCGACCGTGGCCTCACGAGCGTGCCGACCCCGAAGCGTCCAGCGAAAGCACCGGGACTATCCACGATCCAGCAGATGCTCTCCAACCCGTACTACAAGGGCGACGTGATCTTCCGTGGCGCACGCTACGACGGGCTCCACGAACCGCTCGTGAGCGCGGAACTCTGGTACCGGGTTCAGAACGTTCTCACCGCGCACCAGGTCTCCGGGGAGAAAACCCAAACCCACGAGCACTACCTGAAAGGGTCCGTGTACTGCGGCGACTGCGGCTCCCGGCTCATGGTCACTCACGCGAAGAACGGCAAGGGCATCGTCTACCCGTACTTCATGTGCGCCGGGCGGCACTCCAAGCGCACGAACTGTGTCCGTCAGGCCATGCCGATCGAGCCCATCGAACGGCAGGTCGAGGACTACTACCGGCGCGTGCAGATACCCGAGCACATCGTCACCGCGCTCAGGCAGATGCTCGTGCGCCAGTTCGATGACCTCCACACTGCGAACAAAGCCGCACGGCACACCCTTGCCGCCGAGCGCGACAAGCTCCGCGACGAACGACGCAGCCTGCTCCACGCGCATCACGCCGGAGCCGTCCCGCTCGACCTGCTCAAGGAAGAACAGGACCGCATCGCCAGGCGGCTCGTGTTCCTCGATGCACAGATCGACGCGGGACAGATCGAGTACGACCAGGCCAAGGCGCACCTCGAAGACTGCCTCACCCTGGCCGGTGACATGCACGCGATCTACATGAGCATTGACGACTCAATCCGACGCATCTGCAACCAAGCATTCTTCGAGCGCATCCACGTCTACGAGATCGAAAACGTCGACACTGTGAGGGCTCCCGGCGAGCCGTTCGATGCGCTACTCGCCCCGAACCTCCACGCGGCAGCGCTGGCCTACGACGCCAGCGTGCGCGCGGGAGAGGATGTCAAACCTGCGGACGTGCAAGTTTGAACATCGACTATTGGGTGGCATCTTTGCGAAACTCGCTGACCTGCATGGACGCGGGCCCGATTTGTAGCTGAGTCCATGAAAGTCGCGCGCTGAGTCCTTGGGGTCAGTCCGACGCACTGCGCCGACTACCTTGATCGCGCGCTTCTGCACTGCCCTCAAGTTCGTTGTTGAGTTCGACAGCTAGGCGATGGTCAGGGATTCCCACCGCCGACCAAGGGGTGGGTATGAGTCGATCATCTGCCTCATAGGAAGCGAACGAATCTGACAGAATCGCGCGCCAAGGCTGGTCCGGTGACGCTTTGAGCTGGAGGCGTTCGCCGCCTAGTTGACCGCGCCTCATCTTTGGCTCCAGCAGTGCGTGATTGGCAATGGTCGTTTCTGGGCAATAGAGCATGAGTGGGCCGAGTTCCAGGGAAATCCCACCGACAGAAACCTGAGATGTGATGCCCGACACCCGAAGCCCTGCGCCACCGTTGAGTTGTTTCCAAATCCCCTTGTTCTCCTTCGAAGGGAGATCACTAGTGAATGTTCCGTTGAACTGGAACCATTGGGGCATAAGCACACACTGGCCGTCAAGAAGGAGCCGGACGATTCGCGCGACCAACCTATCCTCGCCGGTGAAGGTGGTCGGCATCCGTTTGGCGCCGTGCACTGAGCGCTCAATGTGCTCTAAGTCTTCGGCATATTGAATCGCTTCGAACAGCGTACTCAAGTCTGCCTGGTCCATCGTTGAGGCGAGGGCCGGGCTGAGATTGGACACTAGATGAGTCCCGTTCACCACAAGACTGATTTTTGTTGCGGGGTCGAGCAACTTCTCGAAGAGATTGAGCGCTGGTGCTGCGTCACGAATCAACTGTCCAACGAGGTTGACTTCAGCTCGAATGTCTGGGCTTGCACCTGGGCCAAGTGGGACGGACACCGTGAGATGGAGTGCACCATACAAATCTAGTTCGACGGTTGTTCCAAAGGGTCCGCTGTCGAAGTGTTCGATCTGCGCGTCAAACTGCACGGCTTCGCCGTCGATCCGTGCGAACTCCAATGACGCTTGCAGGTGAGGCTGAGGCGCTTTGGCCCGCACGACCCTCACCATTGTTTCGCCATCAATGTCGAGGAAGTCTGGCCCGCTCAACTTCTGGGTGATAGCCGGAAACTCAAAGGTGCCGCTTTTGCCGAGGCCCAAGCCGGAGCGATAAGCCTCTCGCTCGGCGTCGGTTGCTGCACTTTCGTCTAGCGAGATTGAAGCTTGGATCGGGCTCGCAACGAATGAGTCTTCACGCTTTGGAACGCACTCGATGAACCTCTCAGAACCTGAACTGCTGGTTCGCACGCCCCAGTATGGATCGGTGACAGCAAAGACCTCTTCGACGGCCGCGATCCGTTTCACTAGTCCTTCCGTAGTGTCTGGAATCGCGCCGTCCAGCCCGAGTTCACTGAGAGTCGCCTTGAGTTGACCGCCCTGTAAGGACTTGAGAATACTCGGATGGCTGGAGACCAAGTGGTTGAGTTCTACTTGGTCCATGATCTGAATCTCAGGGGTTCCAATGGAACCGTTCAGCGACTGGATGAACTCTCGTTCGTTGAGTGTGACCTTACATGGCACCACCAGCACCCACCGCTGTGGCGAATACTTGAGCGCAGCCGCAAAAGACTCTCGAATCTGCCTCTTCCGCGACTCCTTCGATGCCCGAAAAATGCCCTCGTGGAAGTACTTGTACTGGTAGATAGTGGTAAATCCCAGCGGTCCTCGTGCGATAAAGTCAATCCCTCTATCGCCGCCGCGACCATCGGGCGAGTACGCCTGTGATGGGGAAAGGTCGTGGTGTTCGGTCCGTAGAATCAGATCGACGTATCGGTCGAAGTCCTTCTGCCCAAGGCGGTCCCACTCTGGAAGTCCGAGCCGCGTTGTCACAGTTCGTGCCTATCCTTTCCTGGGCGTTGGGAGTCGGGGCGCTCGTTGGCTGAGTATTGGTTTGAAGGGGTCAGACCGGCACAACCGCGCCGTTCAGGGCTTTCGCCCCGGCACTTGCCGCCGACTTGGTTCCGTTCTTGGACACGATGACCACGCCTCGGGCTACGGCCACGTATCCGCCGTAGGGGAAGGCCGCGGGCACGTAATCGAGCCACTTGATCTGTTGAGCCTCGGACTTGAACGTGATGACGTTGACGCGCTTGCCTTTGAGGTCGCAGACCAGGCTCGACTTTGTCATGGCTGAACTGCCCCTCTTAATGCGCAGATTCTTGCACTTGATGGACTTCGCAACCGTGGTCGCGGTCTTGCCGTAGCCGGTCGTTGCTGCTTGAGCTGGCACGGCTGTGAGGCCGGTGAACGCGAGTGCGGCGATGACTGCGGCAATGAGGGTCTTCTTGAGGTGCATGGCTATCTCCGATTGATCTTGGGGGGCATCGCGATCAGGGGCTGAGACCGCGAGGTTGGTGCCGTGCGCGCCGAGCGCCTACTCCATCGGTTTGACGTGGGATTCGATGAAGGCGATCTCGTCGTCGTCGAGTTTGTACTTCGCGTAGAGCTGCTGGTCGATCTGCGGGATTGACACCGACCAGTCGATGTCGGATGCGTTGGCGAAGTCCTGGAGCGGGACGTACTTCCAGGTGCGCGCCGGGTTGTCTTGGGTGATCTTGAGGACCCCGAGTAGCGCACGCGCGAACTTGGTCTTCACGTAATTGAGGCATGCTTCGGCCTCTACTTCGTCAGTAAAGTTCCCGATGGTGATGAACGACTGCGTTACTGCCTGGGCAGGGCCAAGCACGTGAGGCGAAGCAAGCGCTTCTCCGAACTGGCCTGACCCGTTAGCTTTGGAAAGCACCACCTTGTACGCGCTGAAACTGGCGGGGCCAGAAATGTAGTCACTGCGAATCCAGCGGGCCACGCGCTTGTTTTTGATGAGGCCGAGGACCTTCACATAATGGTGTGCGTCGGCCGGGTGCTCCACGTGAAAAAGGAAGGAGAGCTGTTCGAAAGTGTTCGTGCTGATCCGGTACTGTGCGTCGCTCGACATCAGAGCTGTCGCCTGGGGGACTTCGTCGTGCATTGTTTGGGTGTAGGCGTATGCGCGACCGCTAGACACATGTGGGCTGATCGAGGCGCTCTTCGTATCGAGAACCTTGTGCAGAACATCGTTGAGCTCGGGGTACTTGGTGAACGTGCCGACGGGTTCCCCGGCGCGGGCGGCATCGCGGTAGGTGACCGCAATGCCTCCTTTGATGTCCGTGCCCGGAAACAACTCGTCACTGTTGGCGACGTAGTGTGCCACACTCAGGTGCGGATCGCTCAGCATCTTCTCGTTCCATGCCTTGGGTGTGAACCCAGCGTTGAACAGGAAGCGCGCCGGGGTGATGAGGACCGCCTTGGTGCCAACTTCGTAGGCGGCGTCCATGAACCGGTGATAGATAGGCGTATCGCGGGTGCCCTCTCCCTGCGCTTCCTCCTGGTAGGGAGGATTTCCGATGACTACATCAAACTTCCTATTCACGACTCGTTCCCTTCGGTCAGCATGGCATCGACTACTTGCTGGCGTTCTGCCGCGCTCATGGCGGCGAGGTTCCCTACCCGGAAATGTTCGGACTCTTCCATCCATGCCTTGCGTGCGGCGACGCCACCGGAGACGGCTTCGATGGTGATGCGGTGCAACAGCTTGTTGTGGCTCATCTCGAAAATCTGCTTGGTCAGGATGTGACGTAGGCGCTCGTCCTGTTCCGGGATTTGTTCCGCAAGCCCGGCATCGAGTCGGCGTACCAGCTCCATCAAGAACAGCCCAGCAGTGGAGAACAGGTCCGCGAACGTCTTATCAGAATCGGTGAAGATGCCGGGGTTTTCGGCCTCAAGCGTGTCCACCATCATCTTCACCACGGGTTGCGGCGTGAACACGAGAGAGGTCTTCTGCTGTGGAATGTAGGCGAAAATGTCCTCGGTCTGAGTCTTGTCAAAGTAGTTCGCCAGCGCTTCCTTCTTGTCCAAGAACTCCTGAATCGACTGGTCGAACACCGCCTCATCGAACAGGCCGGGGATCTTCACGACGGTGCCGTCATCCTCGGTGACATCTTGGCCGTCGCGCAGGATTCGGAACTCGTCCTCAGTGATCCCGGTGATCTCCTCGAACACGTCGTCGGGGGTGTAATCATCCAGGTTCGCCAGGCGAATGTCCCGGTTGCCGTAAGCCATCAGGAACATCGGGATGGTGCGGGCGAACCCGCGCAGGTGCGAGCGCGCATCCTCCATAGCGCCATCGGCGCGCTTCTGTTCCTTCTTCGTCTCCTCGCGGGTAACGACCTCCGGCACGATGGAATCCAAGCTGGCTTCGACTATCGCGTTGATGTTCGCTGTAAACGCCGCCCTGTGTTCGACCTGCTTGGCCTCGACTACAGCCGCTTCGGCCTGCGTAGCAGCGGCCGCACGCTCATCGGCAAGGTGTTGGGTGGCGATGGCATTGTCAACGTAAGCGCGTTCGACCTGCGCCCTCACTGCCTGTTCTGTGCGTTTCTCATCACGCTCCACCTGCTTGACCGTGAGGCCATATTCGGCCTTCAGTTCGTCTCGCTTGGCACGTGCCTGCTCCGTGACGGCTTTAGCGATACTGGCCGCAGCGACATGCGCCGGAGTGTCAGGCTCGATAACTGGGATGTCCTCGACTGACCACACCGGTTTGCCCAGTTCAGCCACCTTCGGGTTGATGACCGTATCCGCATCGACAGACACGTTGCCGTCGCTATCAACAATCGGGGCGGGTTCCGGCATGTCGATGGTTTGGCCGGTCTTGAGCTTGCCCTGGTGCGCGGTGGGCAGTTTATCGAGGATTTGCTTCACGTGCTCCGAGTAACGGAAGATACCCCCAACACCTGCGAACAACAAGTTCGACAGGAAACCGCGCCGCACCACTTCACGGGCCTTGAACACCTGCGGGAAGGTGAGGACCTGCGCGGCATCCAGTTCGACCATGCGCCCTTCCGAGTCCTCGCCAATGACCGGGAAGAAGTTCAACAGGCGTCGAATGTTCTCCTGACGGACCCCCTGGTCGCCGGACGGGTTCGGATTCAGGTTGTTGGCGAACTTATCGAAGACCGTCAGGGTGCGTTCGGGTGCGAAGTCGAAGATATAGGCGTTCTTCTTCTGGTACACCGTGCCGGCGCGTTCGAATGTGCACGGGTTCTGCGCCCGGAATGCGGCCTGCATGTACAAAGCGGGCGACGTGATATTGGACAGCATGATGACCGCAGTCCATTCGGGGATGGTGACCCCGGTGGTCAGTTGGCCGACGGACAGGGTGATGGTCTTCCCGCCAGTGATTTCAGCCTTGGCTATCGCGCCGCGAACGGCGTCCAACGATTTGCCGGTGACTGCCAGGTCTGCGTCAGCGCCACGTCCATCGCCCGCAGCGAGGACGACCGAATAGTCCTTGAAGACGGGATGCTTTTTCAGCATTCGTTCTAGTGCTTTGGCGGACGCAACGCGGTCTAGGAGCCAGAACGAGTGCCGAATCTCGTCCCGCAACGCGGGGGTTGAGAACGGGTACTTCTCGTTGGTCGTCAAGCAATCAAGGAACTTGGCTACCTCGTCCTCGTGTTCGAAGAACCCATTGTCTTTGGTGCGGAAGAACTCACCCAAGTCAAAGGTGTAGTCGATGTTGGCGGAATCCTCGTCAATGGCAACGCCGACGGCGAGTTGGTCGGTGACCATCCGAGAAACCTGGTAGGTGAGCAGGTTCAGCGTCGGCAGCGCCTCATAGGGGTTCTCGGTAGCGTCATCGTCCCAGGTGTCGCGCGCGGTCTGTTCGTCCTCGTACGTCCAGTTGAAGATTTGGTCGTCGCCAAACTTTCCCGAGGCGAGCGCCTTGAACGGTGTGCCCGACAGGTGCAACGTGTGGGTGCGTTTGATGTGGTCGAACGCTACATCGGTTTTGGTCGTATCGACGCCCTCGTGGGCTTCGTCAATGACCAGGAGGTCCCAGTCGAAGTCGGCAATGTGCTTCAACTTTGGCAGGCTTCCCCCGAAGTACTGGGACCCTTTGAGGTCCTGGAGGGATAGGAACTCAACGATTCGGGGACGGCTGTCTAGATGCTCACCGGAGAATGATCGCCACTGAGCGCGCGTCATCGGTGTGCGGGACGCCAGCGATGGTGATTCGGAAACGAACTTAAAGGTGGTCTGGTGGCCGATGTATCGAACGAAGTCATCGAACCATGAGTTGGCGATAGCCGGGCGGTTCGTGACGACCAGCACCCGCTGTGCGCCCAGGGTGCGCATCAGGTCGTAGGTGGTCAGGGTTTTGCCGAACCGGGGCTTAGCGTTCCATAGGACTTCCGTGTGCCCGGCATCGAATGCGGCGATTGCTTGGTCCACCGCAGCTCGCTGCTCTGGACGCAGCGTGTAGTCGTCCTGCCCGTCTGCTTGGAAATCCGAGTAATCCTGCCCAGCGAAGGTGTTGAAGTAGTCGATGGAAGTCTTCGGTGCGCCAGCAAAATGATGCCACTCGGTGCGTTCCGGTTTGAGCTCGCGTTCCACACCCATCTGGCGCAGATAGGCGTGAAAGTCCGTGTCCTTGAACCTGCCACCAGCCTCAGAGGTGAATACCGCACGCCGGACCCAGAGCTTTTCCTTCGTCACTGAGAGCTGCGACGCTTGTTGTGCGATGCGAATGTCCGCAGATTCCTGTTCGGTGTAACCGATCTTCTCCCAGCCGTCGTACTTAGGGATGTCCGGAGTTCGCCACGAGTAGATCAGTGGCGTAATCACCTTGTATGTGCTGATGCGAGGGCTAGGCATCGGTCCTCACTTCCTTGTGGACGTGCTCAATGCGGCAGGGCTTGTAACTGGCGTACATGGTGAAATCGAACGCGTCTTCGTCACGCAACGACGCCAAGGAGAACGGTTCTCGATGAACCGTACCAGGGATGTTGAGTACGCGATTCCACCAGGAGAACTGGATCGGAGCGCCGCTGAAATCTTGGCCGGTCAGCGTGTTGCCGGCGATGATGTTCGCGCTAATGAGGTAGGCGGCTGACTGGTAGAGGTTGGTGCGGCGGGTGCAACTCGTACCATTCGCTTCGTGAAAGGCCACGAACTCTGTAAGGAGTGCCGACTGGGCGGCTTGGTGGTTGTCGGTGAGTAGCTCGACACCGTAAATGGAAGCGAGCGCAAACAATGACTCCGTGGGCCAGAACTCGCTTTGGTATCGGCGCTTGATGGCAACGAGTTTCCGCTGGAGGATCGCGACCAAGAAGTTCCCGTCACCGGCGGCAGGCTCAAAGAACGTCTTGTCCACAAAGTTCGGGCCAGTCTCCAACTCGGGCCGAACCAGGTCAAGCATCTGATCAACCATCCGGCGCGGGGTGAACACCTCCCCGTACGCCTTGACTCGATCACGGGACTTCACCAGGCGCTCAGGTGCCGGATGGCCCTGTTCGCCACGGGCTGGCGAGTGCGGCAGCTCGGCGGCGGTGCGAACGGTCATGGATCTTCTTCGATTGGTGGAGGGTTGCTCTGAACCAGAAAGTCTACTCAACGTGCGTCCGTGCTCTCGGTCGTAACGCGCTGTGGATTGCAGACTCGACTGCCACTGATTGCGGGTTCCAGATGCTCACACCTCTATCTATGCCAAAACTCACCGACAACTGGCGTTGAACCGTGCACTTCGATAAGAAATCAGCGGTGGCCGTCCGTACTCAAGTCGCTACTGATCGCTGCGACGCGGCTCACGATGCGCACTTAATGGACTTTGCTCTGCTGTCTCTGCTAGGAGCGCGGCTAAGTCGAATGATTCACTTGTGAGCGCAGATGGGTTCGTCTCCAAGCTGTCGATGAGCTGAGCTACTTGGGTCGGAGGAAGTTGGGCGAGAGTGCCCTCCAACTCTACAATCTGCTCGTCCTCGACGATGTTGGCGTTGGCCACTATCCGAAGTTGCTCGTCACTGAATGCCTTCGCCACCAACGCCATGAGATAACGGGCTTGGGCCTCCGAACTGCTCATGTTGCGGCGGTACTCTTGCGAGGCAACGGCGAGGTCGTTCGACGGTAAGGTCGAAGGGTTTTCGACAGACTCATGCACGCGATTCGGCATCTCATTAGGTTCGCGCTGCACGGTTGCCCGCTTCTGTTCGCGACGAGCCTGACGCTCGGTCTTCCGAAGGCTTCGGGCATCAAGTTTGGACTGGATCGTTGGGCTGATCTTTTCCTGCCAGAGCCGCTGAACGTGCGGCTTCGCTTTCACATACGCGACGGCCGCCAGAACGACGACCGCCTTAAGGATGAGTTCGGCCTGCTCTTGCTGATCTTGCTCTCGACGGCGATCCTCTGCTTCCGTTTCGGCCGCTGACTGGGCGGCGTAGTGCGGATCGCCGTAGTCGGAATCGTAGTCTTCCTCCGGTTGATCGTCGTCCGGGATGAATCGAGCGTTCCCCCTCAATTTCCCGTCCCCGTCGTAGAGGTTCTGGTGGAAGCCACCTTCCTTCTTCCTGCCAGGGGTCAGATCATCGTCGTCGTATTCGTAGGTACCGTGGATTCTCGCCAATGCGGTCACCGCCTCTCTTCCCCCGAGATTACCGGCACCCTTCGACGCATCAGGGTAATTCGAGTACTCCTGGTGCACCGGGGGTCGACCTGAATTGCGAGAAAGCCAATGTGGCACGTTCAAGATTAATGACCCTCAAGAGGTTCTCGTCGTAACGCGGGGTAGGGGTCTGCGATCTGGAGGAGGGACATGCGGGTGCGTCCGCGAAGGACTACCCAGAGGGCGTCTCGGGTAGTGGTGCCGCGATTGGCCCCCCAAGTGGCAAGCGTCATCGGCCGACGCCCGTCCCATCCCATCCCATCACGGCCTGGTCAAACGAGTGGGCCCCGTGGGGCTCGAACCCACGACCTACGGATTAAAAGAGCCTCCCAAGCGGTGTAGCGCCACGTAGCGTGGTGTGATCCCGCGTAGCGTTTGTGCAGGCCAGAAAGCATTTAGGGGATCGAAGGTCAAGGATTGGTGTAGCGCCGTGGAGCGGCAAATAGCGTTCGGCTGCTGCAATTTTGCTGCACGTGCAGCACGGTGGTGAAGTCGATCTTCAGATTCTGGGGGACTCGCAGTACTATCAGGTGCCAGCAGGATCAATGGCACCCGTGTTCAGTGCGGGCTGAGACAAGTGGGATGGGCTATGGCGCCGCATGCTCGTGGTGAAGTGAATGAAGTTCCAGTGCACAGTGTGCTCTTGGACACGCGTAACGCGCGGCACGAGCCGGTCCAAACGCAACCCGAGACGATAGCTTCTCTGCTCGGCGATCCTGCTATCGCTCGCTCGATCGTTGCGCTCGCCGAAGACATCTGCGAGTACGGCATTGATCCATCGAGCCTGCCAATACTTGAACCGAAGGGGAAGGGTTGGCGAGTCCTTGAAGGCAACCGGCGGTTCACGGTACTTAAGTGCCTGGCGAATCCAGATCTGATCGTTGAGAGCGCGCTGGTGGACGAGAAGACTGCCAAACGTCTCCGTAAGAAGTTCACGGATCTGGCGAAGAAAAATCCTGCACCCACCAAGGTCGCAGCGGTTATTACGGAAGACCGGGAATACGCCGACCATCTGATCGAACTCAAGCACACTAACCAAGCCCAGCATCGCGGGGCTGGAACCATGACGTGGGATGCTGCCGCCAAGATTCGGCATGACCAGGAGGTCGCGTCTCGTAGTACCAGAAGGCCGCGCGGGTCATCCCCTCAAGCACGGAGAGCCAGTGGGGTTCTCGATCTCCTGGCGAGCATCGCCTCGGGCAACGCGAACCTGAGCGCGCTCATTGCCAATGCTCGTAAGCATGGGTTGACCACGTTGGGTCGTCTGCTTGGCAAGCCTGAGCACCAGGAAAGACTGGGTGTCCGAATTGACAAGGCTCGGGATTATTTCGTAGAGAAGCTTGTAAGCGACGAGGCTTTGCTCCGTGCGTTCACGAAGGTCTTAGGTCAACTCGGCAGCGAGCATCTGAATAGCCGCGTCATCAATACGAATGCGAACCTCGAGGGGTACCTCAACAGGATTTCGTCGGATCTTCCTGCGCCGGGGGACTATCTGACTTCAGATAGCGACTCTGATGAAGACAGCCCTGTTGATGATGAGCCAGGTAGCCCAGGTGAGCCGGACCGCGATACATCCGGTGGAGGCGATCACCCCAATCCTGACGGCGACCCGGAGCCAGATCCGAAGCCAAAGCCGCGTCCGAAGCCGGACATCACACAGCCTTTTGCTGGTCTGCATCTACATACTGCCGGTACTAAGACTCAGCAGGTTCTAGCGGAGTTGCAGGCGCTGCGGATTGATCGCCAGCCGTACTCGTGCGTTGTCATGACCCGCGTTTTCATCGAGCTTTTTGTCGGGGAAGTCTTGAATTCGCTGAAGGGTCTGGGTGAACCTGTGACTCATGCGCTGAAGAAAGAGGATCTTGGGCCACGTGTCGCTCGTTGCTTGGAACTTCTCGAAGGGCGAGGAGTGAGTCCTCGCGCGAGAAAGTTTCCCGCGATTCATGACCACCTATCGAATGGGGCGGGCGAACTTTCAGTGGCGTACATGCACTCCTATGTCCACAGAACGGACTACTACGCAGACCGTGAAGCGGTCAGGAACCAAACAAGGCACTACCAGCCTTTCCTCGAGGCACTAGACCTGTACGTCGCGAACGCACAGAACCGAGCGGCTGGCCATCCGGCTTCAGAGTTGGAATGATAGTGAGGTGACGAGTTCCGAAACCGTGAGCCGCCCCGGACGTGGCATGTATACGCCATTGCGTTACCCAGGGGGGAAACGTCGACTAGCGCCATACATCGCGAATCTGATCGCGGCGCAAGATCGTCCGGCAACGACATACGCTGAACCGTTCGCTGGCGGAGCGGGAGCGGCGTTGAAGTTGCTCGTCGATGAGCGTGTAGATCGGATCTGCATCAACGATCTCCACACCGGTATCGCTTCGTTCTGGAAGTCTGTCTTTGGCCAGACAGATAGATTCTCGTCAGCTATTGAATCGTGCGTGGTTACGGTCGACGAATGGCACCGACAGCGAGCTATCTACCTTGATCCACAAGATCACGACGAGTTCACTGTGGGTTTCGCAACTTTCTTCCTCAACCGTACAAATCGTTCGGGCATCCTTAACGCCAGGCCCATCGGGGGATTGAACCAGAACGGGAATTGGAAGATCGATGCTCGTTTTAACAAGCCAGAACTTGCAGGCCGTGTTCGGTTCTTAGGCGGCTACCGCCATCGTGTGACAGTCACGCAGATGGACGCGCGAGCATTCCTGGAGTCGCTTGAGCCTGAGTCTGATTCGACCTTCGTTTACGTGGATCCCCCCTACGTCGTGCAGGGAGACGACCTGTATCTGGACCGGCTGACGTTGGATGATCACCAGGAGTTGGCAGATCAGTTGAAGGCTTCGACCCTCACATGGTTCATGACCTACGACGCGAACGACGTCATCGCGAACGATCTCTATGAGGGGGTCCGGTGTGCGACATTCAACATCTCGCACACTGCCCAACATCAACATATCGGTTCCGAATACGCACTATTCAGTGAGGACATGGTAGTCCCGGGACTCGATATTCTCCCCAACGATCTTTCCCGCTGGGTCACCGTCTGATACCGCTAGGCCCCACCGTGCACGATTCTGAGCCCGCGGCGCGCTGCGCGTTCCATGACGGGTGTTGCGCTCGCGGCTTGTCGTGGGTCGTTGGCGAGCGATCGGGTGACGGTGTCGGGCACTTCGTCTTGCAGGTGTTTGTAGCGTTCAGTGGTCAGTGGTGAGGTGTGGCCGAGGAGTTTGCCGACGTCGGATAGTGAGATTCCATCTTGGATGAGCCAGCTGGCGTAGGTGTGGCGGAGGTCGTGGATCCGGATGTGGGGGATTTCTGCTTTGTCGCATGCGTTGTTGAGGGCGGTACGGAAGCGGGATTGGTCGAGGATCGCGCCGTTCGGTGTGGTGAGCAGGAGCGGTGAGTGGCAGATTCCGGTGTCGTGGGAGTAGCCGCAGGTGCCGGTGGTGGCGGCGGGTAGGTCGATCCAGGGCGGGATTGGCACGGTGCGGGGTTTCTTGCCTTTGGGGTAGGGCTTCATGGTGCGGCCGGACTGTTGCCAGACGTCGATGACTTCGAGTGTGCGGCGTTGGTGGTCGACGCGGGCGTGGTGAAGTCCAGTTGCTTCGCCCCAGCGCATGCCGGTCCCGACGAGGAGGTCGGCTACGAGGTGCCAGCGCGGGTCGAGGTGTTTGCGGACGTCGGCGTATTGCGCGCGGGTGAGGTAGGTGCCGTGTCGGACGTGGCCGCCGCCGAATTTGAGTCGGGCGGCGGGGTTGGTGGTGAGGATTTCTGCGTCGATCGCGCCGTTGAGTGAGGCGGAGAACAGGTGGACGATCCGTTTGACGGTTTCAGAGGCTACGGGTTTCCGTCCGGTCTTTGTGTCTCCGAGCCGCAGGTGTGCTGCCCAGGCGACGATGTCGTGTCTGGTGATGTCGCACAGTGGGGTGTCTGCCCAGCGGGGGAGCAGATGTGTGTCGCGTCGCCCTTCGTCGGTGCGCAGGGTTGATGGTGCGACGGTGCGTGTTGGCCACCAGGCGGCGCACCATTCTCCCCACGTTTTGCGGGATGCTTCGGGGTCGCGCCAGCCGGCGTGGCGGGACTCGGCTTCTGCGGCAGCGCCGGCGCGGTCGGCTGCGGCTTTGTGGACGAAGGGCCCGCCGGTGACGGTGCGGACTTTCCCGTCGGGGCCGCGGTAGAGCGCTTGGTGTTTACCGCTGGGCAGTTTCCGAGTCCACGCCACATCAATCAGAGCTCCTAGTAGCCGACTGCTTTCACGCCGTACTCTGCCTGCGCGCGGGTGAAGCCTTCGTATTCGAGTTGGTCGATCAGACCGGAGCGAGAGAACGAGCTGCTCTCGAGGTAGCTTTCCGCCTTCTTCGCGGCCTGCTTCTTCCAGTTGACATCGATGTGTTCCACTCCGAACGTTGCTTGCTTCTTGGTGAAGCCTTCGTATTCGAGTTGGTCGATCAGACCGGAGCGAGAGAACGAACTACTGTCGAGGTAGCTTTCCGCCTTGTCGACGGCTTGCTGCTTCCAGTTGACATCGATGTAGTCGACCGCAAATTTCGCTTGCTTCTTGGTGAAGCCTTCGTATTCGAGTTGGTCGATCAGACCGGACCGTGAGAACGCACTGTATTCAAGGTAGCTTTCCGCCTTGTCGACCGCGTTCTGCTGACCGACGGTGAGTTCCGGTTCAGGTTCTTCTTCGATTGCCTCGGTGTCAGATGCGAGGCTGAACCCAGCTTCGGTGCAGCTTGTCATGACGTCGGCAATGTCCTCAGTCACGTGTGATGTGTCCATGTTCAGGCTGCCGCCGCCTGCTGCGACGACGTCGGCAAACGTTTGAAATGGCTCGTTGAGTCGGTCGATCTTCCCTGCCAGTGCGTCGGGTGCAAGTTTGCTGGCCTCGACAAGGGCCTCGTTGATCTCTGTCAATTCGTCGGCCTGGTCATCAGTCAGGTCTGCCCCGATACCAATCAACGCTCCTGGGATCCGCATGAAGATCGCATCGTCGTCGCCCTCGAAGATCTTCGCGCACGCGTCAACCGCTGACCCTTTATTCGGCTCCGTGGCTGGCGTCTCGGTCGTCGAAGTCGATTCCGTTGGTGCTGCCTTGTCACTCGACGTTTCGCTTGGCGTTGTCTCTTCATTCCCACAACCGCCCAGGACTGACGTGATCAATGCCGCCGAGGCAACAAGCGTTAGGAGGTTCTTCTTCATCCCATTCTCCAAGGTTCAGGGCCCCGTGGCCCACATCGTGAAGTCTTGCGCTTCGAATACCATTCATGGACAACGAAGCCCTGACCTCGTGTTTTTGTGAATCAATCGAGGCCGTAGTCTTCCTCGGCTACAGCCTCACGATCAGTACAGACCGCCCCGCAAACCTACCGCCTACCGCCCGTGCCGGTCTAGACCCCGAACAACATTCCGCCTGGCTCGACGCCAACCTCACTCCCGATCGACGCGCGCTCGCGGCCGAGCAGATCGTCGCGCTGCTTCTTCTGCAGCATCTAGATCCGCATCCGTAATCGCGATGGCCGAAGTTGAGGGATGTGCGATCTCGCTAAGGAGTTTGTCTTGCGCGCGTCCAACGACATGTCGTGGGTCGACACCAAGGAAGGTGCAAGCGTTGGAGAAAGTACCTAGCGTCATGAGTCCTCTAACGCCTGCCGCGTAATACGACAACTGCGGCGCACTGATCCCAGCCGCTTTCGCCACGTCTTTCTGCTTGATGCCCTGCTTCTTGGCTTCTGCGATCAGCTCCAGGGTGACTAGTTGAGACAGTCTCCGGCCTTTGTCCATGTGGACAACGTACACGCCATGAGTTCACATGTCTAGCCATACGGCTAATTGACAACCGTTAGCCATGCGGCTACGTTAGGCATATGGCTAACGCAATAGACGCGCTCGATCGGGTTGTTGAGCCCATTCAGACCTACATGCGCGAGCAGGGTTACTCGATCAACTCTCTCGCTTCGGAGACGCGCATTCCCTATGCGTCTCTCCGCCGTCGTCTGCTCGACCCGGAGCAATTGACCTTCAAGGATCTCTCACGCATAGCTGATGCTCTGCACGTAACCGCCGTTGATGTCCTGCCCCAGCCAACAAAGCAACACGCGCTCGCGGATGGGCGGTTGGCGGGATGAACGGGGTTGACCAAATGATCGGCGTTGATCAGCGCCTCGATGCTTTGCGGGTATTGCGCGTGACGGCGGCTTCTTCGGAGCAGGTGTGTGCTGAGGTTCTGCTCATGCTCAACGAGTCGGGGCTACCGCTTGGTTCGGTCGCAGTCGACTTGGTGCGCGGCGCGTGCGAACAAGCCGCACACGCCGCCCAGATGTTCTTAGATTTGGTCGACGTTGACACCGACGACCGGCTGGATACTGATCGGCACGCCGCTGCTGATGTAGATGTCGACAAGCGTGTTGGTGGTCTTGATGGAAATCCAGTCACCTTTGTCGAAACGCATCGCGTTGAAGACAGCGGCTTTGAGTTCCTCAACATCGGTGTCGAGAGGCAAATGCCACCGGTTCATGCCGACGGTAAGTCTGATGCTCGCCATGATGCTTCTCCTTCAGTTGGACACTCGCCGTTGTCGCGGTCGGGTGTCGTCGGTGGGGCAGGCGTTGGTCCGTCTGCTCCTGTGGTCCCGACTGTAGGGGAACCCTCCGACGCTGCCGCTGTGCCTCCTCCGGCGGCAGCGTCGGAGCACTCGCGCGATACGGGGTTCTCTTACCACTGCGGCAGCGAGATCGGTGACGCGTTGCTTGCCGCTGTTGAGCGGGTTTCTGCGCATCTAGAAACGATCCAGCGCATGAATGCGGGGATCACATTTCCCAACACCAAAACGACCGACCAGCGTCCTGTCTTGGCGGACGACGCTGATCGGTCTTGACCTACTTGAAGGAGTTGGTCCCTTTGACCATACCAACGATTGATCCGGTGGCGCCGTCGTCGGTGCTGTATCCGGGTGCTGTTGCGTTGATCGAGCGTCAGGTGGTGGAGGACGCGCTGTCGATCGGTCATGACAGTGACGAGGTGTTCTCGTGGCATGAGGCAAGCACAGCTCGGTCAGCGATTTACATTTCGACTCCGCGCCCCGAAGCCGCCCGTCCGATGTTGTCGCCGACTGAGGCGTTGCGTGTGATGCGTCATGAGTTGTCGGCTCTGCGTGCTCGTCGTCTTGAACTTCGCGAGAACACGGAGATCCGCCGGCAGGTCGAGAATGAGCGGCTTGACGCTGCGTTGTGGAGGGCGTCGTGAGCGCCGGGCTCGTAGTGGTGCCGGCAGCGGCGGAGTTCTTGACGGTGGCGGAGGCCGCGGCTGTTGCTCGGTGTCATACGGTGACGATGCGCCGGCGGGTGGAGTCGGGCGAGGTGCACGCGACGCAGCGGGTGAAGGGTGGCCGGTGGACGATCGCGCGGGTGTGTCTCGAGGAGCAGCTGCTGTCGGGTGCGTGCTCGCATCAGCGTCCGCGTCGGTCGGGCAACGTTGTCGATTTGGCGGCTCGTCGTCGGGCGGGGGGCGGACGATGACGTGGTTTTTTCTGATCAGTCTCACGGTCGTGGTCTTCGCCGGGTTGTTGGCGGTGCGCCGCTTGTGGATGTCGCCTCGCCGGTTGAAAGCGACGGTGGAGGAGTTGTCGTCGGCGTGGGGTATTACGCGGGCGGCGGTCGAGCTGTCGCAGGCATCTGGCATCAATTTGCGTGACGCGGTGACGGCGTTGGAGACGGTTCGCGCCGCGCAGGTGCAGCCCGGTGGTCGTTTCAGGGCGGTCCATCTTGTTTGGCCTCGCAGGGCGGGCAAGTCTCACGTCTCCGAGATCCTGCGTCGTGCTGGTGCGGTCCTGTTGGCGATAGCCGTGGTGCCGGGCGCAGCAGCGTTGGCATCGTTCCTCAATGGCGGGGGTGATCCGGGCCTATGAACGCTTCGGTGATTGGGGTTGTGTCCTCGGTGCGGGTCCGCACTGTCGAGGATGTCGCGCGGGACACGGCGGATGCCGCGTTTTCGTTGCTGCAGCGTCAGCGTCCTGGTCGTGATGACGTGCAGCTGTGGGAGCAGGTCCGCGACTTGCTTTCCGGCGGAGTGGTTCGGCAGTGCTTGCTCGCGCTTGCCGTGGGTGTCGAGCTGCCGCAGAAGGTCGTGGATCTGGTCGTCGCGGTCGATGTTGCGCAGCGTGCCGCGGATTCGGCGCGGGAGGCTGCTCGGGTTGCGGCTGTGGTCGTGAAGCCTGCGCGTGATCGCGAGTGGGTGGCGGCTGCGGATTTCCCGCCGGCGTGGCGCGAGGATCTCCCTGCGGATCTGACGGGTGAGGACGACGCGCTGTGGTGTGAAGCGAAGTCGCATCCGGTCGAGTTGCTTGGCGCGGTGTGTACGCGTCGGCGCGGTCACACGGGCAGGCATGCCCGCGGTGATGGTGAGCGGATTGTGGCGGTGTGGCGGTGAGCGCGCGTCAGGAGACGCAGTGCAAGGCGTGTGGCCGGGCGGTGGTGATGCTGCTGGTGATGCCGCTGGAGTTGCATCCGGGGTCGCAGCGGCAGTGGGCGCCGTTTGAGCCGGAGTTCGTTTCGGCCTGCGGGATCCGGCCGTCGCATGCGGTGCAGATCGGTTCGTCGACGGCGCGTGTGTTGCCGGCGACTGAGAGCCCGGATCCGACTGAGCGGCCGGCGTTGATTCATTTCGCGGTGTGTCCGGCACGCACGGCCTTGTCGGGTCGTGAAGCGGCGATCGCGGGGTGAGCCGGCAGGTACGGGTCGCGGCGCAGTTCCCGGGTGACGGGAATCTGCATGTAATCCCGGAGGACGGCCGTCTGATCGCCACCTGCATCGGGTGCGCGTGGGAGCGGCTGGCAGAGACAGATAGCGCGGCACGTGAGGTGCAGCGCGACCACATGAAGGGTTGCCCGGACGCGAAGAGCGTCGTGGCTAGGAAACAGGATTGAAGGGGTTGGTCAGTGTGGGAACAGCGACGAAGGAAACCGTGACCGGCGCGAAGTCGCCGGCGCGGAAGGGGAAGGCGCGGGCGAGTGTGCCGGCGGTTGAGGAGATCTCGGCGGAGTCGACGCCGGTGGCGGGTTCGCTGCTGGGCGACCTGCCTGCGGGCGCGCGCCTTGTGCCGGTCGATCAGTTGCGGCCGCATCCGTCGAATCCGCGCCGCGAGGTCGGGGACGTGTCGGAGTTGGCGGACTCGATCCGTGAGCACGGGATCCGGCAGAACTTGCTGGCGGTCCCGGACCCGGGCGATGAGGCCCGGTTCCGTCTCGTGATCGGGCACCGTCGTCATGCGGCCGCGGTCGTGGCGGGCCTGGCGGAGGTGCCGGTGGTGATCGATCCGACGTTGTCGGAGGCGGATCAGCTCGAACTGATGCTTGTCGAGAACATCCAGCGCAGCGACTTGACGGCGGTTGAGGAGGCGGACGGCTTCCAGGGTCTGCTGGATCTCGGTCTGTCGCAGGACCAGGTGGCCAAACGTGTCGGACGGTCGCAGTCGCATGTGTCGAACCGGATCAAACTGATTGGTCTGCCGGAGAAGGCACGTGAGGCGGTGCACGCGCGGACGTTGACGCTCGCACAGGCAGAGGCGATCGCGGACGTCGAGGACATCCCCGGCGCGACGGCCGCGCTTGATGAGGCTCTGAACGGCGATGCGTCCAATGTCTCGTTTGTCGTGAGTCGTCTGCAGTTGTTCCGTACGCGGCTCGAGTCTGCGACGGAGGTGTTGGACGACCTCGAGGCTCTTGGCGTCACGGTGATCCGCGAATATATGTCGACCCAGCCGCCGGGACGTCTCTTTGCCTACGCCTACAACTCGCACCCGGACACGTTCGCCGCGCTCGTGCCCAAAGTTCAGGCAGCGCTGGCCGAGGAGCATCCCGGTCATTTCACCGCGTTCATCTCCTCGTCGGGCCCGGACGTGTATCGCGCGTTCACACCCGAGGAGCAAGAGGCGCGCGACGCTGCCGCCAAGGCGGCCGCGCCGAAGACGCAGGCGGATCCGCCGTGGCTTGTGGAGCAGCGCAAGCGCGATGCTCGCCGCAAGGAACTCGAGGAGAAGTTCGGCGTGATGGCCACAGACGAGCAGGACTACCGTGCCGCGTTCGTGAAGGAACTCCTCCAGGCAGGCGAGCCGTTGGACGGGTCGTTCAGTGCGGCACTGTGGCCGCTGATCGGGCAAGCGTTCGTGCGTGCCACGTTTTACGACGACGTCCCCGAGTTCTTCAACTCGGCGCTCCTCGACAATGAACGGCTTGGCGAGATCCTCGGTGTCCCACCACTGGATGAGAACGACGACGAGGACACGCATTACGAGGCCGTCGCCGAAAAGCTCGCGCAGCTTGACCCGGCGACGTCAGTCGTCGTGATGACGACCGCGGCGTGGACGATCGACCACCAGGATTGGGGCACCACGTCACAGGGTGACGCCGAACTGATCCGCACCTGGTACACGGCGTTGCAGTCTCTCGGATACGAGCCGACACCGGACGCGCTCGAAGCCCTCGCCGCTCTCGCGGATGTCACGGACGGCAAGTGACATGGCGGCGACGTTGATTCCGGTGGGGGCGTTGGTGCCTGATCCGAAGAATGTGCGCGGTAATGCGGGCGCTGATCTGGACGAGCTCACGGCGTCGGTGGCTGCCGTTGGGGTTCTGCAGCCGGTGCTGGTCCGTCCTGCAGGGACGGCGGGGACTTACATGATCGTTGATGGGCATCGCCGGTTCGCTGCGGCGAAGGCTGCGGGCCTGTCCGAGGTGCCGGCACTGTTCTGCAAGCCTGCGTCGGCCGGTTTGGCCACTGAGGTCATGCTGGCCGCGGCGATGCACAAACAGCTAGAGCCGGTAGAGCGGGCTCAGGCATTCCAGCGGCTCGTCAACGCCGGCTTGACGATTCAGAAGATCGCTGCGCGGACAGGCTACTCGGTGGCGACGGTCCGTGACTCTCTTTCGTTGATGACGTTGCCGACTGAGGCACGCAGGATGATCCGCGACGGTGAGATCACTGCCACGACTGGTGTCGAGCTCGCGAAGCAGGTGCGTCAACCCGGTGACGCGGGTGCTCCGGCGGTGGCCACGACTCGTCGCAAGCCGCCGCAGTGGTTCTCACGCACACACCAGCTCGCCAAGGAACTCACCTGCACTCACGCGGGCCGTAGCCGCGTCGGCGGTGTCGCCTGTGGCGAATGCTGGGAAGACGCGATCCGCGCCGACGAACGCGCGAGGGCCGAAGCATGAAGCGGGGATACCAAGAACGGACGACAGCCCTCGAGATAACTCCGGAGTTCCTCGCGAAGGCCGCTTGTACCGGCCGAGAGGATGACCTGTTCTATCACGTCGATGACGAACCTCGCGGTGAGCGCCGGATCCGGGATCGCCGTGCCGCTACGATCTGTGCGACCTGCCCTGTGTTCGAGCAGTGCGCGCAGATTGGCACCACCGAACGGGCCGGAGTCTGGGCAGGAATCTGCCGGGAATGCCCGCCGGAGACACACGCCGTCGACGGCAACGAGGACGACTTACACGCCGAGGCTCTTGCTGATGCGCAGCGGTTGACAGGTCGGTTGTCGCGGATGCGCGCTGCGATCCGTCACCTGCCACAGGCCGAGGGTGCGTCGATCGAGCAGATCGTGCACCTGGCCGAGCTCGAGGAGGTAGGTGCATGAACCCGGACTGCGCGTGCCACAAGAGCGGAGCTTCATCATGACGTCATTACTCGCCGCGTTGCTCACTGTTCTCTATCTCGTCGCTCTCATCGGATCCTCGGTGTGGGCGCTCGAACGAGAGTCCTGGGCGCGTACCACGGTCCCGCTCGGTCTACGGGTCCTTGGTCTCGCGTTCCTCTTCCACGAATTCGCTGCCGAGGAGGCGAAGGGGCCCTCCCTGTGGAAGGAAACCAGTGTCGTGTACAACGCCGCGACGAAGACCACCATGCCGTGCACCGTCTGCGTTGAGCGCGGGACATTGGTGAACAAATGATCAGGTGTTCCAAGAGGATCGCTCAATGGAGCAATTTGAGTGCGATTCACAGTGGCAAAGTCGAAGGATCGAAGCCCGACGCATGCAAGTACTGCCGGAAATCGCCCACGGTCGCTTCTGGGTTATCCAAGTCAAATCTGGACGCGAGATCAGCTAGTTCCTTCAGTGCGCGAAGCGTTGTGATTCCGTCTTCTTTGATCTCAGACCCGTGCTCTATGCAGTTGAAGCAGCTCAAGAGGGTATGGCTAGCGTTCTGGAGCGCACCCTGGACCACCGGGTGCACAGACTTTCCAAGCATCAATGTGGCTTTGGCGCTCAATCTCGCAATTTCATCTGTGCGCGTACGCAAATCAAAGCGATGGGGTCCGATGAATTTATCGCGAGCATCAGAATACGCCGCTGCATCCAATTCTCGATTTTCGTCGGGATCTGGCCCGTTGTGTACGAGTCGGTGCTCCCGGAGCACACGGTCTTGGATCGATAAGAACCTCGCGCTTTCTAACACAGCGTTCACTTCCGCAAGAACTTCTAGATACAGGTTTGTCTTCTCCTGCCTCAGAATTCGACTCTGCTCAGTTCTGCGACGGACTTCATCCATTTTCTCTGAACTCAGACGTGCAGATCTTGCAGTGGTCCAAGTTCCGCCGATCCCGGCAACTCCTAAGCCAGCGGTTATCAGAAGGCTCCAATCGAACATGTCCCAGTCCAACTTCCTCGTCGAAATTGATGTGACGACTCTACTAGAACTGTGTCCACGATAATGAGAGTAATCACGATCAGACAGCCGTGGGCGTGGGCGATCATTTATTCCGGCAAGGACGTGGAGAACCGGTCGCGGAACATTGCCGGGGACTATCGCGGGCCAGTGGCGATTCATGCGGGTCTGGTTGGCGCGTCACCAACCGATTCGGCCTGGTTGAACGCGCCTCTGACAGATGGCCCGATGCGACATGCAGACCGGCTGAGCGTCCGTGGCCAGATCATCGGCGTGGTGGATCTCGTTGGTACGCATCACTGGTCTGACTGCCTCGACGGCGCATTTGGCTGCTCACCGTGGGCGCTGAGCGACTGCTGGCACATCGCACTCGCCAACCCGCGCCCCATCGACCCAATCCCGTACAAGGGCGCGCTCGGACTGACGACGATCGCTGACCCCGTCGTGCTCGGAAGACTGAGGGCCACGTTATGACGCCGTCAACACGCGATCACGCGATCGCCGCCATGCTCGAACGCGACCTGCAGGACACGGTGCTCGCGCTCGCGGACGTACACGGCTGGATGGCCTATCACACGCACGACAGTCGCCGGAGCCAGCCGGGCTATCCGGATCTGCATTTGGTCCACGTCGGCCAGCGCCGCAGCATCTTCCGCGAACTCAAAAAACAGACCGGCCGCGTGACGCCCGCCCAGCAGGAATGGCTCGACGCTCTGACCGCCGTCGGCGTCGACGCAGCCGTGTGGCGCCCTGCCGACCTGCTCGCCGGGACCATCCTGAACGACCTGAAAGGACAACCGTGATGACGACCATCGACATCCCCGCAATCGCCGGGACCGAACTCCCGCAACTCGACATGAACGTCTCCCGCGTCTCACTGCGCTGCGCACTCGCCGCCGTCCTCCCACACGTCGGAGACACCGACAGCACACACCGAATCCGCCTCGCGCTCGCGGATGAGCGGACTCTGATTGTGATGGCGACGTCGTCATACACGGCGATCACGGCCCGGGCTCATGTGATCGATGTGATCTGGTCGTCCGAGATGCCGGTGATTGACATTGAGCCGAGGTCGGCGCGCGAGATCTTGTCGGTGTTCGCTCCGCCGGCGGACAAGGATGAGCGGTCGGTGTGGGAACACAACGGGTTCCGGGTGCGGGTGACGGACACGGAGGTGACCGTAATCGAGTCCGCCGGCATGCTCGACGATCTCGACCGGGTTCTGACGGTGCCGCGGCTGCGGTCGACGCCGGCGGATGACAAGGCGCCCCGGTTCCCGGATCTCGCCCGACTGGTGCTGAGGAATCTGCTCACACAACCCTCAGTGCAGGACCGTGCGCGGGTATCGGTGAAGCGGCTCGAGCCGTTCATCAAGTCCGCGAAGGCGTACGGCATACCTGACCTGACCCTGCGGACCTTCGAGACGGTGCACGGCTTGATCGTGCACGTCTCGGAGGATGCCGTCGGCATCGTGTCCGGCAGTGAGCGCGCACCTGACGCTGAGGCTGAGCAGGCCGAGAACCTCGCAGACCTCTGGCAACGGCAGCTCGCGCCTCTGTTCCAACCCATCACGAAAGAAGGTGCCGATAGTGAGTGAGCACGTGACGGGGTCCTTGTCGAGTCGTGAGGTGGCTGAGCACGTGGGGCAAGACGCGATCAGGCATGCGCTGCGGGGATGTCTTCCGTTGCTGGTCCTCGCCGGGCGAGTGACGGATGTGCGCGGCATTCTGCGTGCGTTCGAACTCGAGGAGCAGGTGCCGCTCAGGTACAAGGTGCCGGGTACGCGGGCCTTCATCACTGCGTACGCATCCACGCAGGACATCGACGCGTCAATTCGAGGCCATCGCTTTGACTGCCTGCACACCGATGTCCCCAACATCATTCGACTGGCCAAAGTCGTTGCGCCGGCATTCCTCACCTCGCAATGCCCGACCGCTACAGGGCTCGAGCTCGTGTTCCCTTCCAAGAAAGAAGCCAAGTCATGACCGCCAGATCGCATTCCCGTACCTTCCGGAAGTTCAAGCGGCGTCTGGCGAGCTTGAACAAGGGCAAGCGGGCTGTGGCGCCGCATCGCCGGCCCCTGCCCTGGGAACAGAAGGGAGGTGATCGTGATGGCCTACCGCGTTGAGCGCTGCACGGCGTGCGGCAAACCCATCAACCCGCAGACCGGCGAATGCGCCGGCTGCTCCGACTGACCGAAAGGCCAATCCATGCCCTGGGCCCGATTTGGCGACAACATCGCCACCTATCCGGATCTGCTCGAGATCCGGGCGCTCGCGGAGGCGGACGACCGTCTCATGCTTGAGGCGCTGGGTTTCCTCACCGTGTGCGCGACGTTGTCGGCTGGGCACAAGACCGACTATCTGACGAATTACGGTACGGCGCTGCAGGTGGCCGGGCCGCGTGCGGACGCGTTGATCGGCGTCCTGGTCGCGGTCGGGCTGGTGACACCTGTTGCGCCGATTGCGGGGCGCAAGTCGGGGTTCATCATCCGTGCCGATTCGGATTTCATTCACGTGCGCACGCGTGATGAGCTCGAGGCGGAGAAGGCGAACCGTCAGGGGCGCCGCTCGGACCGGCTCAAGCGTGAGATCCGTCTGCGTGACGGTGACAATTGCCGGTGGTGTGGAATCGTCGTGCATTGGTCCGGTACGGCAAAGTCGGGTCGGCATGCCGAGGTGGATCACCTTGATCTTGATCCGAAGGTCGAGGCGACGCCGGAGAACACTGTGGTGGCCTGCAAGACGTGCAACGGCACGCGCGGGCAGGATCCGGAGAAGTGGGCGCGGGAGCACGAGTTGCTGCCGCCGCCACCTCGCCCGTTGTACGGGCGTGAGACCGCGCAGTACTTGCAGCGGCAGTTCCCGGACCGACACATCGTCCAGACCCATCGCAGCGACGAGACCTCGCCGGTCGCGGCCGCAGCGGATCCCGCACGCCAGCAGGCTGTGCGACCCGCAGCGCCGGACAGGGCTGAGGACATGGCGCGCGAGGTGGACGAGCCTGCTCCGAAACCTCAACCTAACCTCGGACAACCTCGCAGGGCGGACGGAACCGGTTCTCCCGGGACGGGACGGGACGGGACGGGGATGGAAGGTAAGGGACGGGCTGGGCCTGATCGGTCAGGTGCGGGGGGCGCGGTTGCCAAGGGTGGGCCACCTCGTAAGCGTCGGGGTAAGCGTGGCGGTCGAGGGAGGCGTCAATGAGCGATCGGGTGTGTGGCTGTGGTGCTGAGCTTGGTCCTGACTGGTATGTCTGCCGTGGTTGCGTCGGGACGTTCCGTGGTCTGCTCTCTGATCTCGGTGGGCTGATGGATGACGTTGATGCGGCGATCGGGAAGCAGCTCCGGTTCGGTGGCGGTGGTGGCCGACGCGGGTCTGACCGTCCGTTGCCGATTGACGTGCTGGTGGTCGAGACTGCCTGGACTGCACGGCAGGCCGTCTTGAAGTGGGTCGATTGGGTCGCGGCGGTGCGTGGTCATCCGGTGCCGGCGGCATGGTCGGAAGTCGGGACGTATCTGCGTGAGTCGTCGGGGTGGCTGTCTCGTCATCCGTCGGGGCCGGAGGCGATCGCTGCTGTGGTGTCGGCGGTGCGGCGTGTGCGCCGGTCGACCGATGCGCCGCCTGAGCATCCGTACGTGGGCAAGTGCTCGAGCTGTGGGCATGAGGTGCATGCGAGTGCTACTGCCGTGATCGCGGGTTGCCGGTATTGCGGTGCGGAGGTAGACGTGCCGACGTTGCGGGATGAGACGTTGCGGCGTGTCCGCGATCACTTGGTGACTGCGGCTGATGCCGAGAGACTCTTCGATGAGATGGGCATCAAGCTGACGGCGGATCTCGTGCGCAAGTGGAGGAAACGTGGTGACGTTGCTGCGGTGCGGATGAACGTCAAGGGACAGCCGCTCTTCCGCATTGGCGACCTGCTTGCGCGACACGCCGCCACGTTCAGAAATGAGGGTGCTTGACAAGCTTGTCCTGCTAACGTTCATTACGTTGGCAGTGTCTTGTAGGGAGACCGCCGCGGGAGGCTCGGACCATTCGGTTCGGGCCTCTCGTCGTTGGGAGGCACGATGCTCGATGAATGGGATCCTCGTCGTGGTCGTCAAGGCCGGCCTTGGCGTCGGCTTGTCGCGCAGGTCTGTCCGCCGGGTTCGCTGTGTGAAGTGCCGGCGTGCCGCAAGCCGACGCGCGAGATCATCTTCGGTCTCCGGCCTCGGCATCCGCTTGGCCCATCGGTCGACCACATCGTGCCGCTTGAGGACGGTGGGCATCCGACAGCACTGTGGAACCTGCGCCCGGCGCACTACGGCTGTAACTCGGCGCGGGCTAATAGTCCGCGCTTGCCGCAGCTCATGCCACGCAGCTCGGTTCGGTTGCCGTTGACGCGTGACGATTCGCGGATCGTCGTTGTGCTCGCTGGTCCGCCCGGTGCTGGTAAGACCACGGCGGCCAGGCAGTCTGGCCTTGAGGTGTTCGACCGTGACGATAGGCAGTGGCACACGGAGCGCGGGTTTCAGGATGCGCTGCGGGATCTCGGTCGGCGTTCGGATGCGCGGGCCGTGGTGATCAGGTCGGCTCCGACGTCGAGAGCTCGTGCACGGTGGTCGGCGCTGACTGACGCGACTGCCTGCTACGTGCTGACCACGGCTCTTGATGAGTGCGTGCGCCGGATCAACCAGCGTGGCCGTCCTGGTCGTCACCGCGAGATCGCGGCGGCGGCGACCTGGTTCGAGCGGTTCGATACCCGTGATGGGGTCGAGACGTTCGAGGGCTGGTCGATCGACCGGCCTCAGCGGCCGTCATCGGGCGTCCGCATCCCGGTCGACGGGGCGGTTCGGCCCCGGTCTGGGGTGCGGCTGCCGGTCGAGCAGTGACATGCGAAAACGTTGGAATTGCAACGATTCTTTTTTGAAACCGAGACGGCGGCTGACCCGCGCCCTACCGCCCGTTCTCTCTCCCCGTTTCTGTCCCGGTGGCGCCCCACGCAGTGAGGGGAGGTTGTGGTGATGGCTCGAGAACTCAAGCATGGGAACTCTGGTTACCGTCGCGGCTGCCGTTGCGAGGTCTGCCGGTCTGGTCATTCGAAGGCGAACCGTACCTGGCGGCTCCGGAAGCAGGATGAGGCTCGCGAGGTCGGCGAGGTGGAGAAGGCTCAGGCTCAGGCGCTCGCAGATCTTGTTGAGCCGGCTGATGGCTCGCAGGCTCCGCTGGTGATTGATCGCACGCTCGCGGACGGTCCGATCGAGGCTGCGTTCGCGTCGGAGTTCGCCGAACTGCAAGGTGGCCCGCCGTGGAAGGACACTTTGGGGATGCTCGCACGGGCGAATGCTCGCGTCGTCGACCAGGTTTCGGTGCACGGCCGCCTCGATGTGCTCTCGGGTGTGCAGCTGCGGATGCTCGACATCCTTGACCGCTTGCGGCGTCTGCCCTCGGGTTCGGGCGCCGGGGTCCCGAATGATCTGGGTTCGCTGCTGAGCGATGGGTAGCCTCCTGCTTCCGGCGCAGCTGCCGGAGGCGGTTCCGAGGTTCGCGACGCCGCGTGATCCCACGCGGGAAACACGTGGCGGCGAGGTCTGCGGGATCATCCGTAGGATCGATGGCGTGCCGATGCCGTGGCAGCGGCACGTTGCCCAAGTGGCATGTGAGATTGATCCACGAACCGGGAAGTACTGGTATCGCGAGGTCATCATTGTCGTGCCTCGGCAGGCCGGGAAGACGTCGCTCTCTCGCGGCAAGGTGTCGCACCGTTGCTTGACGGATCCGCGATCCTCCGTGCTGTACACGGCGCAGGATCGGATCATGTCTCTGCGGCGGCTCAAGAAGTCGTTCTACGAGCCGCTGGATAATTCTCCGTTCGCGCCGTATCTCGGGAATCCGCGGTGGACGAACGGGTCGGAGACGGTCCGATTCCGGAACAAATCCGAGATCGTGATCGCGGCCCCGGGCAAGAAGACGTCGATTCACGGTGACACGTTGCCCGAAGCGCACATCGATGAGGCGTTCGCTCACGCGGACGCCCGGATCGAGCAGGCGGTCGGCCCGACGATGATCACGGTGATCGGCGCGCAGACGTGGGTGACCTCCGCGGCTGGTGACTCTGACTCGAAGTTCTTGTGGGGCAAGGTCGAGGCAGGGCGGGCGCGTGTCGAAGCTGGCTTGCCGTCGAGGATCGCCTACTTCGAGTTCTCCGCCCCGGAGGACGCGGACCGTGATGATCCGTTGGTGATCGCGGCGTGTCATCCGGCGGTCGGGTTCACGATCGAGCTGGAACTGATCATGGCGGAGAAGGACCGGATGGACACCTCCGGACCGGTGGAGTTCAACCGCGCGTATCTGGGCTGGTGGCCGCGTGCGGATGAGAAGCCGTGGGCGATCCCGAAGGGCGCCTGGAAGCAGTGCCTCTCGACTGAGGAAGAGATCGAGTGGGATGGCGTCCCGATGTGGTCGATTGACGTCTCACCGGAACGTGACTGGACGTCGGTCGGGATGGCAGCCGAGCACGTCACGGGGAATTGCTTCCTTGAGCTCGTGGCACGCGAGCAAGGAACTGATTGGGTCGTCCGGCATCTGAAGAAGCTCCGTGAGACGTTCGGTGGCAACCAGGTCGTGATCGACGGTTCAGGGCCGGCCGGGTCGCTCGAGCAGGATTTGGTCGACGAGAACTTCGAGGTGATCCGTCTCGGCCGTCAGGAACGCGCTGACGCGTGTGGTGCGCTCTTCGACGCGGCGCTCGCAGAGACGATCGTGCACTCCGGTGTCCCGGAGGTTGATGACGCGCTCGCGGCTGCCGAGAAACGCTATTCGGGCGACGCGTTCATTTGGGGACGCCGCCAGTCAGAAGATGACATCACCGCGCTGTATGCGCTCACGCTCGTGCGCGCCGGGTGGGTGTCCCACCGCGCACCTAACTACGACCCGCTCGATTCCGTGCCGGGTGCGACATCGAACGCAGAGGAGTGAGTGTGCATTCATTGATCACGACAGTGCTAGATCTCCTCGGAGCTGTTCTCATCGTCATTGCGCTCGCGCTCGCTGCAGGCGCATGGTGGACACCGGCCGGTGTGTTCGTTGCAGGTGTGGGCCTGGTGGCGGTCTCGTGGCTGGTCGACCTGCCACGACGCAGGTCGGCGCGGAAGCGGGCACGTCGATGAGTCTCTTCCGTCGGCGTGAAGCCAGCACGCAGATGCTCGTCCCGTCGCGGTTTTCGCGGTCGGGTGGTTCGCGCGGCCCTGGCGGCGCACTCGCGCAGTCGGTGGTGTGGGCGGCGCAGCGTCTGCGCGCGGATCTGATCTCGATGATGCCGGTCGATGTCTTCACGAAAGTCGCTGGACTGTCCGTGGCCGTGAATCCGCCGCCGCTGTTGGTGGAGCCGTCGCAGATCTCTGACGGTCAGCCGATGCCGATCGGCGAGTGGATCTACTCCTCGCAGGTCTCCCTCGACCAGCACGGAAACGCGTTCGGGATCGTCAAGAAGGTCGACGCTGCAGGTAAACCGGCACGAGTCGACCTGGTCGACACGATGGACGTGGTCGCCCGAATCAAGAACGGCCTGATCGTCGAATACAGGGTGGCCGGCGAGAAGGTCGATTCCCGATTCATCTGGCACGAACGCCAGTTCACCTACCCTGGGTTGCCTATCGGCCTGTCGCCGATCGCCTACTCCGCTTTGACGGTCGCCGGCGCGCAGGCCGCAGCCCAGTTCGCCGTCGACTGGTTCGAGAACGGCGCATCGCCTTCCGCGCATTTGCGAAACAGCGAAGTCAAAGTGGAGAGCGACCAGGCGCAGGCGATCAAGGAGCGCTTCGCCGCGTCAATGTCCACCGGCGACGTCTTCGTGACGGGCAGAGACTGGGAATACAAGCCGCTGTCCGCGAAGGCTGCAGAGGCTCAGTTCCTCGAGCAGCAGAACTACACCGACCTGGAACTCACCCGCTTCTTCGGTGTGCCGGCGGACCTCGTCGACGTCCACGTGGATTCCTCCACGATCAACTACGCGAACATCACCGAACGCAACGTGCAACTGATGGTGATGAACCTCGGCGGCGCAGTCAAACGCCGTGAGGACGCTTTGTCACGAGTCGCGCCGGGATCTCGGTTCGTGAAGCTGAATCGAGATGCAGTCCTGGCGATGGACCCCAAGACGCGCGCAGAGGTCCTCAAGCTCAAGATCGAGTCCCGCTCGATCACCCCGGACGAGATCCGCACGCTCGAGGACCGCCCAGAGCTCACGGAGCAGCAGTACGTCCAGTTCGAGCGCCTGTTCGGTGTGCGGACTCGCAATCAATCACAGATCACGGGAGGTTCCTGATGGACCACGAGACACTCCTGCGCGAGGCTGGGGAACGGCGCGCTGCATGCGTCGCAGCACCACCTGACCGCCCGTCCAAGCGCCGCTGTGCAGAGAACAGTGATTCGGGCGCTTTCGCGCCGGCACCGACGCGTGGCCTGCAACTGCGCGAGACCGGTGACGGCACCGGCCTGCATTTCTCCGGCTACGCAAGCGTTTACGAACGCGGTTACGAAATGTGGGATTTCTACGGCCCTTACACCGAGATTGTCGCAGCCGGTGCCGCAGCCAACTCGCTCGCCCGGGCCGACCTTGACGTGCCTCTCGTCCTGCAGCACGACTCACTGCGCCGCATCGCCCGAACGACGAACGGAACCCTCGCGCTCGCGGAGGACGAGATCGGTTTGCGTGTGGAGGCGCCGGCACTGGACGCGGCGGATCCGGATGTCGCTTACATCGCGCCGAAACTTCGCAGCGGGCTCATCGATGAGATGAGTTTCAAGTTCCGCATCGTGCGCGGTCAGTGGTCGCCGGACTACACGGAGTACCGCATCACGGAGGTCGACATTCACCGTGGCGATGTGGCGATCGTCGCGTACGGCGCGAACCCGTACACGGTCGGCGCTGGTCTGCGCGCTGCGGATGTGCGCGAGCTCGTGCGCGGCGTCGACGACGCTACCGCACTCACTATCTTGGCTGACTTGCAGGCACGGTCGGCTACTCCTTCTCCCCGGGTCACGTCGGACGACGTCCGGGTTCTGCCGTTCATCTGATCGGCTTCGCAAGCGTCGCGTAAGGGCCGGATGCTCCACGGACTGTCCGGTGACCGCCTGTCGCTGTCACAGCAACGACAACTCCCGAAAGAGGAACAATCATGAATTTCGCGGCTCTTTTGAAGCAGGCCCGAGACAACGTCAACGCGCTGATCTCTCAGCGCAATGACATCGCCAACCGATTCCTTGAACTCTCGGCTTCGGCGTCGCCGTCGGCCGAGCAGATCAGCGAACTCCGCACTGCTCGCGCCGGGCTCGATGAGCAGATCGAGACGGCTCGAGCACGTGTGACGGATCTCGAGGAAGAGCAGGCCCGTCAGGCCGAACTCGACTCGCTCCAGTCGCGCACCAGCGAGGTGCCGCAGACCCGCGACGTCGGTGACGGCACTGTCCAGGACCGCAGTGCGACTCAGGTCACGAGTGAGCCTCGGACCTATCGCGAGGATCAGGACCCGCAGGGCTTGCAGTTCCTGCGTGACGTCACCGGCTCGTTCCTCGGGAATCAGGCGGCGCGCGAGCGTCTCAACCGTCACATGGCCGAAGAGCGCGTGCTACGCGGTGCGACGGTCGAGCGCGGGGTGACCACGGGCGGCGCTCCGGGCACGGTTGTCCCGCAGTACCTGGTCGAGCTGTACGCACCGAAGGGACGTCCGGGCCGTAAGTTCGCGGACGCCTGCCGCAAGCACACGCTGCCGGCCACGGGCATGGATATCTACATCCCGCGGCAGAAGGCGAAGACCACCGTCGCCGATCAGGTGTCGGAACTCGACACCGTGTCCGAGACGGACTACGAGGACGAGCTGATCTCATCGCGGATCCGCACCGCGGCCGGTTCCCAGACGATCTCCCGCCAGGCGGTCGACCGTGGTATCGGCATCGAGGACATCGTGCTCGGGGACATCCTCAAGGCGTACGACCAGAACCTCGACAGCCAGCTGATCAACCGGGCCACCACCGGCCTGCTGGCTGTGTCGAACGCGGTCACGTACACCGACGCGGACCCGACCGCGCTCGAGCTGTATGCCAAGATCCTGCAGGGCACGGCGAACGTCGAGGACGTCCTGCAGGACCTGGACGACGACGATCTGTTCATTCTGATGCGCGGCCGCCGTTACACGTGGCTGCAGAATCAGTTCACGGACAAGTGGCCGATCCTCGCGACTGGCGGCGCTCCGCAGCTCAACCTCGGCACCAACGCGGAGAACCCGTACAAGTCTGGCGTTCGCGGACACCTGCCCAACGGTGGCGACATCATCACGGACAACAACCTGCCGAACAACCTCGGCGCGGGCACCAACGAGGACGTCGTGGTCGTGGTCGCTCGGCAGGAAGCGCACCTGTGGGAAGACCCCTCGGCGCCGCTGTTCATCCGTGCCGACCAGCCGCAGGCCAAGAAGCTCGGTATCGACCTGGTCGTGTGGGGCTACTACGCGGCCGTGTTCAACCGGGTGGTCGACGACCAGGGCTCGCCCAAGGCCGTCCACCAGAAGATCACCGGCACCGGCCTGGTCGCCCCGGTCTTCTAGTCACCGTGTGGGGACGTCGCGCCGCGGCGTCCCCACACCCCACCGGATGGAAAGGACGATCTGATGACGTCAGCAAAGGAAGCGGCTGAGGCACGAGCTGCAGTAGCCGATCGTGAGCACCTTCGTGCGGCGCTCGAGTCGGAGCGGCAGGGCTACGTCTCGCGAGGTTTGACCAAGCGAGCCAAGCAGGTCGAGGAGCAGTTGAAGAAGCTGCCATCCCTCGATGCTCCCGCCGAAAAGGTCGAACTGCAGGGTGACCAGCAGCCCTCGACCACGCGCAAGGGCTCGCCGAGAGGTGCAGTCAAACCCTCCGACACTTCGGCCGCCGACCCGGAAGTAAAGGGCGACGCCGCGGGCACGGTTGAGGGTGGCGACGCCGACGACGCCGCGGGCAAGGCTGAGGCGTAGTCGCTCATGGCGTGGACTCCGCCTGACCCTGATGAGCGGTTCGTGACGTTGAAAGACTTCGCGGACTATCTCAAGGTGGCTGCGTGGGCGGATGACGCCTCGAACGGCCCGGCGCTCGATGAGGCGTTGAACTCTGCGATCTCGTGGTGCGAGGGTGCGGTTGGGCCGCTCGGCGTCGACGAGGTCACCTATCGGGTGGAGCCGCGCGGGTCGAGTCTCCTCTTGCCGGCGTTCGACCTGCAGGAGGTGGTGTCGGTGGTCTCTCCGAGTGGGGTCGAAGTCACGCCGACGTCGGTGCGGCTCGCGGCCGCGATCGTCACGCTGTCATCGGTTGAGGCCGGGGCGTACGCGGTGACGGTGCGGCCGCGGGTCTTGCCGGCAGACAGCATGCGCCTGGCGATCAAGCTCGTCGGCTCCCAACTGTTCACGCCGCGGCGCGGCGCCGGGAAGCAGGCTGGGGCGATCACTCCGGTCGCGGACACGTCGGGCAAGACGGGTTTCGCGATTCCGAACCGTGCGGCGGAGATCGTCGCACCGTATCTGTTGCCGACGATCTGACATGGACAAGCAGCCTCTGACGCGGATAGCCGCGGTCGTGGAACGTCTCGTGGAGATCTGCGTGGCCGCAGCGCCGGGCGTGCAGGTGGTCGACGGGCCGATCATCGGTGAGACCGATGACGACGCGCTGTTCGTCGGCATGCCTGAGGGGGAACGGTCTGGCTACAACTCGACGGTGACAGCGCAGCAGGGCCGAGGTGGCATCCGGCAGCGTGAGGACTGGTCGGTCGGTTTCATGCTGTCGCTTTTCACCGGCATGGACGACATGTCCGCTCTGCGCGCGAAGGCGGTAGCGATCCTCGGCGCGATCGACGCCGGCGTGAGCGCCGAGCAGGTGCATGCCGGGATCTGGGATCGCGCAGGGATGGACGGGGACGTGTCCTGGCTGCCGTATCAGACTGACCAGGGTGCATCCCTGGTCGTGCAGTTCTACATCTCCGGCGCGGGGTTGCTGTGAGCGGCGCGACCGTCGAATACAAGTTCGACGCGTTGAAGCGCCTGACAGCGGCGCTGCAGGACGCTCCCCGGGAGTTCCGCAAACTCTCGCGTCGGGCCCTGACGGAGGCCGGGAGGGACACCGAGCAGCGCGCGATCTCGAACGCATCGTTTTCGTCTCGGATTCCGTCGTCGATCTCGCTGCAGGTCTCGTTCCGATCGTCCCGTCCTCGCATCATCCTGCGGGCGTCGCTCGCGAAGGCTCCGCACGCCCGAGTGATGGAGGGCATCACGGCGCAAGGCGGCATGTTCGAGCACCCTGTGTTCGGCAACAAGCGCGAGTGGGTCAAGCAGAAGGCGCGTCCTTACATGGCACCTGCCGTGCGTGACACCCGGATCGAGCTGAACGACAAGATCGAGAAGGTCGCGGACGACATGATCGCGAAAATCGCATCATCAACCTGAAAGGGAGGACCATCATGGCCACCAAGTTCGTCACAATCCACCACCCAACACTCCGGCGCGAATCGCTCGTCCCGGCGACCTCCGTGCCGAAGTGGAAAGAAGCAGGCTGGCGTGAAGGCGCCCTTACCGCCGCACCGTTGCCCGACGTCACCGACCCGGAAAAAGTCGAACCGCCGTCGCCCGACGTCACCAACCCGGCAGATGTCGAACCGTCGGCAAGCCGCGCGAAGACCAAGAAGTAACAACCCACACTGAATTCCCGAAGGGCCCGCCTTGTGCGGGCCCTTCGCCATTCCCAGAACACGCCTAGGAGGGCAGCATCATGACGAAAGCCAACGCCACGAAGCGGTATTTCGCGGTCGGGATCACCAAGATCCTCTTCGCGACTACGCTCGCGGATCCCGAAGTCATCACCCGCGCCGAACTCACCGCGGCACTCGAGATTCAGGATGAGGTCGCTGACATCAGTGGCTTCAACACCTCCGGTGGGACGATCGACGTCCCGGACTACGGCCGCCGGTTCGTCGCGAAGATCCCGGGTCGGATCAACTCCGAGGACTCGACCCTCACCGTGTACGCGGACCTCGAGGGCGACGACCTGCGCAAGCAGCTCCCGCGCGACACCGACGGCTATCTGATCTTCATGGACGGTGGCGACGTTGAGGACCAGCCGATGGACGTCTTCCCGGTCCGAGTGACCTCAGTCGGCAAGGTCCGCTCCACCGGCGATCAGGGCTTCCAGCTCACGATCGGCTTCGCGATCACCGCGCCGCCCGCCGAGGACGTCGAGATTCCGGCGACTGCCTGATGGCAAGCATCAAAGAGCAGCTCGAGGCCAAGCGCCGCCGCACGGCGAGCGTCCTGATTCCCGTCGAGGACGCTCGCCGTGAAGCGAGCGAGATGGAACGCGCCAAGGGTCGTCTTGCTCTCGCGCTCGCGGAGGAGTCTCAGGGCGACACGTCCGAACTCGAGGCGGAGCTTGAGGCTGCTGTGTCGGCGTGGCAGGCGAAGCATGCCGAGGTGGTGTTCCAGGCGCTCGGTTCCGACGTGTACGAGGGACTCCTCGCGCCTCACTACGGCGCCGGCGGGGATCTCGACCCGGTAGCGGCGACTCCTGTCCTTGCGGCGGCGTGTGCCGTCGACGAGGACCTGCAGGACATCGACTGGTGGATCGCGCAGGTCGCGTCTGATCGGTGGTCGCGTGGTGAGCGTGCGGACCTGTTCACCGCGCTGCTGCAGCTCAACGTCGACGGCCTGTACCGCTCGGTCCCAAAAGGCTGAGTCGGGATGACACCTTCGCGGCCCGCATGGCTTATTGCGGGCCGCGAGGCATCCCGCTGAGTCAGTTCTTGGGCTGGTCGAAAGCCGACCAGTCCGCTGCCATCGGCTGGCAGCAATACGAAGCGAGGCGCTGTTCGGGATGCGGTTCCCACCCCGATGAAGGCCCGCTGCACACGCACGTCAACGTCTGCTCGACGTGCGCGCAGCTTGACACCGCGAGGTCGAGTGATGACGCCAAGGCGTCGGGCGCTCACGTAGTGCTAGCGCACGGCGAGGCGGGCACTTGCTCGCGCTGCCTTGTGGAGATTCGCGCAAACCGAAGTAGGGGGTGAGTGATGTCGTCGTCATTTCGTGATGTGATGATTCGGATCGGGCTCGACCCGTCGGCTTTTGAGCGCGGCTCCCAGGAGTTGAATGCGTTCGAGACGAACCTGATTCGTGATCGCGAGATGGCGGCGGCAAAGCTCGCGCAAGTCGAGGACCGTGCCCTCGATGCGCAGAAGAAAGTGCTGGAGGGGACCGGCGAACTTTCGTATTCCGAGAAGCGACTGCTGCGCGATCGCCAACTTGCCGCGCGTCAGGTCGAGCGCGCGGAGCAGAAGGTCGCGCAGGCTCGTGAGCAAGTGGCGCGCGGGGCCATGGTGGCCGGTGGGATGATGATCGCTCAGACTGCCGTGGCGGTGAAGAAGTTCGCGGACTTCGACGAGGCGATGTCGGGTGTCGCTGCGACCGGTGATGACGCGCGCGGGAGCCTGGCGGCGCTGCGTGAGGAGGCGATCCGTCAGGGCGCCGACACCAAGTACTCCGCGACCGAGTCGGCGAACGCGATCGAGGAACTCGCGAAGGCCGGCGTTGAGGCGAACGACATACTCGGTGGCGCGCTCACCGGTTCGTTGTCTCTCGCGGCTGCTGGTGAGCTCGAGGTGGCTGACGCTGCGGAGATCACCGCGAAGACGATGAATCAGTACAACCTGACCGGCGCGGATGCGACACGGATCTCGGATGTGCTCGCCGCCTCGGCCGGGAAGGCTGCCGGTGAGGTCTCGGATTTCGGGACTGCGATGGAGTACGTCGGACCGATCGCGGCGTCGCTCGATGTGAGTCTTGAGGAAACCTCCGGAACGCTCGCCTACTTCGCTCAGAACGGCCTTCTTGCTGACAAGGCCGGTACGGGCCTGCGCGGCGTGCTGTTGTCGATGGCCGCGCCGACGAAGAAGGCTAAGGCGGTCATGGATGAGTACAACATCTCGGCCTATGACACGCAGGGAAAGTTCATCGGGATCTCTGCGCTCGCTGGCGAGCTGCAGTCGAAGCTCGGAAACCTCAGTGATGAGGAACGCAACGCCGCGCTCAAGCGAATGTTCGGCAACGCCCAGCTCACTGCCGCGCAGATCCTGTACAAGAACGGTGCAGCAGAGGTAGAGAACTGGACCGCGAAGGTCTCCGAGCAGGGCTACGCCGCTACGACCGCGGCCACGAAGATGGACAACCTCAAGGGCGACCTTGAAAAGCTCAGCGGCTCCATCGATACCGCGTTCATCAAGTCCGGGTCCGGCGCGAACGACATCTTGCGGAAACTCACGCAGGGCGCTGAGGACGTTGTGGACGCGATCGGGTCGATACCTGAGCCGGTGTTGTCGGCCACGTCCTCGATTGTCGGTGCGGGTGGCCTCGTCGTGCTCGGTGTAGCCGGAGCGTACAAACTCGTCAAGGGGTTCAAGAGCGTCAAGGACACTTTGACTGCGCTCAACATATCGATGCGCTCGGCTTCTCTGCGAGCAGGGGCGGTTGGCCTCGCGGTGGGTGCCGGCGCCCTGGCTTTCACTGCATGGGCGAATGCCGCTGCGGATGCCAAGGCGCGCACTGAGGGATACCTGGACACGCTCGACGAGGTCGGTTCTCAAACCTCAGCGACAATGCAGAAGATCAACGATGCACTGTCATCGGATCGGCGCGACGCCTTTGATCGCTTCTTTGGTCAGGATTTCAAGAGTCTCACGACCGAAGCGGAGGAGTATGGGCTCGCGGTCGAAGATCTCCAGCAGTACATCTTGGGGAATGCCGACGCAATTCAGAAGGTGAATGCCGGCATCGACGCATTCACTGCCGCCCAAGGTGAGATTCGCCGGGACGATCAATCGAACGACTTCGTGAAGGCCCTAGATAGCGAAGCCAGTGCACTGTCAGACGCGGAGAAGCAAGCCGCGCTCAAACTGGAGGCGGACCGCAAAGCCGGTATTCAAGCGCAGGAGAATGCTGATGCGACGCAGAACGTGGCCTCGGCCACGGACAAATACCGTGAGGCGGTAGAACAAGGAACGTCGTCGTCCGAGGACTACACGGACGCTCTTAAGGAGCAGATTGACGCGCAGCGTGAAGCAGCCGGAGTCATCCTCGATCAGCGGTCTGCCGAGCGTAATTATCAGGCTGCGGTCGACGATTCGAGCAAGGCGCTCGAGGACTACAGGAAAGAGTTGGTTGACAAGTACCAGAAGCAGAGAATGAGTGAGTCCGCGGCCAAGGCGGCTGCGGAGGCGGACATCAAGGCGGGTAAGGCTCTCGACGAGCATACGGAGGCTGGTCGGAAGAATCAGGAGACGCTCGACAACATCGTCGAATCTACGTGGAAGCAGGTTGAGTCAGAGCGCGCGGCTGGTGCCTCTCAAGACGAACTGGCCGCACTCGTGAAGCGTGCCCGCACGCAAGTGGTCAAGCAGGCCGAAGACTGGGGCATGACGAAGAAGGAAGCCAAAGCCTATGCAGACGAGTTGGGTCTGATCCCGGAGGATATCCCCACGCGGGTGAGCCTGCTGACTGGAGACGCGTCGGACGCCTTGACGAAGTTCATTCAGGACGCCTCGGGTCGGAAGATCAAGATCAAGGTCGAAGCCAATGGCAAGACCACGATCAACACGGGCGCCGGCAACTCGAAGGGGATGGCGTCTGGTGGCCCGGTGCAGGGCGGTCAGCCGGGTAGGGATTCGGTGCCGATTCTCGCGATGCCGGGCGAGCACATGTGGACGACCTCGGAGGTTGACGGTGCTGGCGGGCATTCGGGGATGTTTGCGCTGCGGGCGATGGCACGTGCTGGGCTTCTTTCTGGCCTGCTCGATGGCTACGCGGATGGTGGTCCTGTCGCCACGGCGCGCTCGCGTCGCGACACCGCGAAGAAGGCGGCATCGAGAGCGCGGGAGGCGCTCGAGGTAGCTGAGGCGGCGGCCACGCGGGCGTCGCGGAAATCTCGTGACACGTCATCGAAGGACAAGGCGAAGAAGGACGCCGCGAAGACCGCGAATGATGCGGCGAAAGATGCGTTGAAAGCGGCCCGGGCGACGAAGAGAGAAGCCGACCAGGAGTATAAGGACGCTCAAGAAGCGTTGAAACGGGCGAAGTCGGATCAGGCGGAACGCAAGACCCGCGCTGCAGAGTTGTCCGTTTCGGTGCGTCGTGGAGAGATCGCCACGTCAGTGACGTCCGGTGGTGGCCTGGCGCAGGTGGACCAGTTGCGCTCCTGGTCGGTCGATTCGGCGCTCTCGCCGTCTCAGCGCAAGAAGTTGAAGGCGTTGAGTGAGGTGATGGAAACCCGGATCACGAGTTTCAACACCCGGATGGAGAAAGCGAACAGCGCGCTGCAGGAGATGGGGTCGGTTGTCGAGTCGGTCTCGGGTTCGCTGTCTGCGGAGTCATCCCTGCGCGACCTGACGTCATTGACGTCGACGGCCGGGTTTGGTGCTGCTCCCTCCGGCGCCGCGATGGTCACCTACAAGACCGGGCACAAGGAACGCCTGAAGTCTTTCAGCAGGAAGCTGAAGGCTCTAGCGGCCGCCGGCGCGCCGGCATCTCTGGTCAAGGAAGTCGCTGGGTACGGCTCCGTCGATGGGGCTGCGCTCGCGGATTCGTTGCTCGCTGATCAGAAGTCGCTCAAAGAGATGTCGCTGCTGTATGGCGATGGTCCGGAGTCGATCTCGTACTGGTCTCAGCAGGGCGGCCAGGCCGTCAGCGAGTCGATGGGCGCAGGCGGGTATGCCGCAGCGAAGGCGCTTGTGGACACGTTGACGGCGGAGGGTGTGTCGATCGGAGCGGAGATCGCGAAGGGGTTTGCTTCTGCAGCGGACGTCACGATCGACACGGTGACGGGCAAGGTAACTGCGAAGCCGGCGTCGAAGAAGGCTTCCTCGTCGAAGAAGTCGACACCGAAGAAGACGGTGAAGAAGAAGGCTCTCGGCGGTAGTGCGCAGGCTGGTGAGCCGATCCTGGTTGGTGAGGGCGGGCCGGAGGTTTACTGGCCGGATCGGCCCGGTCATGTGGTGTCGGCGTCGTCAACTCATCGGGTGTTGTCGGCGCTCGACGCGTCGCTGTATGCCCGCCCTGAACGGCAGCTCTCAGCGCTGTCCACGGTTGATGCGTTCCGGGCTGCTATGTCGGGCATGTCGTGGAGGGTCGACGTTCGCAACGAGGTTGGTGGTGAGACGGCCGCGAAGATCGTCCTGCAGGGGACGGAACGCGCCCGGATGCGCGGGGCAACAGTGAGGGGAGTGCCACTGTGACGTTCTACATCGGCCCGTTGGGCGGCCTTGTGGCAGTCGAGGGCGTGCAGCCGGAGGTGCCGATCACGCCGTCGCGTGGGGTTGAGGAGACACAGATGGACGACGGGTCGCTCATGATCCGGGACACGCCGTTCGCGCCGCGCCGTTGGTCGCTGCAGCTGCGTCCGTGGATGCCGGCGAGAGAGGCTCGCGTCCTGCAGGCGGCAGCCGGGCGTCTGCTCGGTGATGTGTGGCTGTTCGACGATTCGCTTGCGCGCGAGAACATGGTGCACCTGCATCAGGTTGCCGGGTCTGACGTCGATGGGTTCGGCCGCGTCGATTGCCACGGCCTGTGGCTGCGCTCTTTTGTGCCCGGGGCGAACTCGTCGAGGTCGGTCACTCGTGAGGCCCGTTATGCGACCGTGGATTCGCAGGCCCCCTACCAGGTCGGCCCGAACCTTTGTCGTATCGATGCGACGTCGTCGTTGCTCGCCAGGATTGCATTGCCGTTCCTCCCCGCAGGGGCCGCCTTTCTCGATGCGAGCCTCAAACTGTTGCCGTCGATATCCGGAGCCCTCACCGGAGGTACGGTCCGTCGCACGGGGGCGGGCTGGTCACCCGACCTGGTCGCATTCAACAACGCGCCCGACTTGGCTGGCGCGCCGATTGGCTCGCTTCCAGCAACTTTCGGCAATGCCGAGATCACGATTCCGATCAGCCTCGACGTGACCGACTTCGGTACCGACGTCAACCTGGCATTGACGGCAACCTCCGGCGGGCTGCACTCGAACTACGGGCCGGTCCTGGTCGTCAACTACACACTCGCTGAGGGGGAGGACGCTGTCCGTCAGGTCCTTGTGAGGGGTGCTCGTCCGGTGAATGTGTCGGTATTCACTGACGCGGGTCCGGCGGCCGTGGTCGGTTCCGTTGCTGGCCCTGGCGTGGCGGCGCCTCTGACGGCGGGCGCCGACGGGCGGGCGGAGGTCACAGTGACGCCGTCGAGTGACGGCGTGCTTGTGGTGACGCTCGCCGGAGGCGCACAGCCCGGTCTTGTCTCGGGATTGCAAGTTGTCGAGGGCTTTGAACCGCCAGACCTGTTCGTGCCGGGTCGTGGCGCGTGGGCGCGCGTGCATGTGTCGGATCCGGGTCAGGTGCTGCAGATCGCGGAGGCGGGCCGGGATGCACTCAGCGATTGGACTGTGGAATTTGTGGAGATTGGCCGGCCAGGTGATGTGCCGTGAGGGTGCTTCCTGCGGGCTGGCCGGACCAGGACGCGCCGGACTCTGTCCTGCCGTCCGCCTATATGGTCGTGCCGGGCGGGTCGTGGCCGCCTGCGCGTGATGGACTGCCGGCGGGTGTCTCGCGTGTGGTGTCGTGGCAGGTGTCACGGGATCTGACCGGCGGCACCCTCCCGGGGCAGGTGCGCGGGGCGACGGGCATGTCGATCGGGTCGGGGCAGGTGGTGATCGCCCAGCCGGAAGCAGTGCACGCCTCGATGTTGCCGTGGCGCCGGGATCCGCAGTTCACGGTCCCGGACGGCGAGTTCATGGCCGAGGTTGTGGTGTCGCATGACGGCCCGCACGGCTGGACGGCTCTGTCGTTGGGCCGGTTCGTCGCGCAGGTGCGGTCGGGCTCGCGGTCCGGAGCGACGATCACAATTGACCTGCTCGAGCAGACCACGCAGTTGCGCGCTCCGCTCAAGTTGACGCCGCACATCGACGCGACTGGCGGCTCGCGGACGATTGAGGCCGCGGGTGTCGTCGAGCAGCTCGCGCGGCGCGTTGGGCTGCATGCGTGCCCGCCGGCGTCGGCAGCGGCGCTCGCGGCTATGCCGCTCGTGGGGTCGCTGACGCAGGAGCGTGGTGGCGTGCAGTCGCGTGGCGCGGGCTCGTTGTGGGCGCCGGCCGGATGGCAGGCGTGGCCGGATGGACAGGTCGGTCCGGCCCGCTCGACGGCGCTCGATGGCTGGTTGGGCGCGAGCTCGTGGATCTTCCAGGAGTGGTTTGTGACGCTGGACGTCGACGGCCTGCCGGCTGTGTGGTCGACCGCGGCGGGATTGCGGATCCGGCTGCAGGACACGGCCGGGAACGCCACGGACTTCTACCTCTCGGCCGCGCATTTCGGGGCGAGCTCGGCGACGGCTTGGACGCCGGGAGCCTCGAAAGTGCATCCGGATCGCCTCGAGTTGCATGTTGTGCGGTCGTCCGCCACGACCGTCACCTGCAGTGTCCGGTCGGGCCCGGATGCCCCGTGGTCGGCAACGGCCTCGGCGACGGTGTCGTCCGGCTTCCCGCGGTCCGCGGCTGACAATTTCACGCAACTCGAGGTGAAAGCCGGTACGACTCCGGTCGCTGTGCGAGGAATCCAGGTTACGACCGCGGCCGACCCGGCTGTCTGGGCTGAGCCCACTGCCCACATCGAACCGTCCGGCGTCACCCTGCAGGCGCTGCTGCTGGATTCTGTGACCGACGCGTGGGGAACCATCCGCGAAGTCGCCGCTGCGACGATGTCCTCGGTCTGGCTCACGGAAACCGGCGTGCTGATGTTCCGACGGCTGATCGACACGGACCTTCTCACCCCGAAGCGGGTTCTGCAGGTCGCGAACCGGCTCACGGATTTGCCGTGGACATCGGACCCGGCTGACATCGCCGACCGCGTCTCGATCACCGCGACCCCGCCGGTGATCCGTACCGATGCATCCGGCTCGATCCTCGTGTGGGAGGCAACGGACCCTGTCGTCGTCCCTGCGAAGGGATCCATCGACATCCCGGTCGAGCACGTCGGCATGACCGTCAGCGTGTACGCCCCGTGGCAGCGCTCCGTGACGGGCCTCGAATCGTCCGGATCCAGGTGGATGGCCCTCGACTCGTCCCTGACTGTGGTCACCTCCGGAATCACGATCTTCACGATCGGGGACGCCACCAACGGCTGCACACTCCGTATCGTCAACGACAACGCACTCGCGGTATCGATGGTCAACTCGGCCGCCGCTCCGTATCTCGTGCTCCGCGCTGAAGTCTCAGCGACGGCGGGTGAGCAGATAGAGGTAGCGGCGGGTGTGGGCGAAGCCGTGGCGAGATCTCCGTTGCAGGTCGACATGGGGGCGTGGGGAGATCCCGTGACCGCGGCCCGGGCCCTGACCTGGCTCAGCTCGCAAGCCTCGCGGGCGCGCTGGACCGTCACCGGCGTCGAGCGGCCGGCCGACTTCCGCGAGCAGCTCGGCGACGTCCTGATCCTGGCTGACGAGGAAACCGACCTGCGTGTCAAAGCACTCATCACCGGCATCGAGTGGACCGGATCTGCCGTAGGCATCAAGCAACGCGACTCCTATGCGGTCCTAGGCGTCACCAACGCCGACATCGCACGCGCATTCTCGGGACTCACCAACGCACAGCTGATCTCAACGATCACCGCGAACGCCGCCGGCACTACCAACGCTGCCGCCATCCGGTGGCTTGACGAGAGGAGCATCTGATGGCAACCCCGCAAGACAGTGTGGCACCACCGCAACTCACCGACGGCGGGCCTGGTGAAGTCGTCCCCGGCCGCGCATCGTGGGTCCAAGCCTCGATCGACAACTCGCAATGGCTCGCCGGCCTATCGCCCGCCGGCGCCACCCAGCACGAAACCTCGTGGACGGATCTCACACCCGCCACAGGCTGGGCCTCGACGGCCGGCCAGCAACCTCAGATCATGCGCGAAGGCAAAACGATCTGGCTGCGAGGAGCGTTCACCCGCTCATCCGTCGCCGGCCTCCTGACCGCGATCTGCCAACTCCCCGCCGGCACCTTCGACACGACACAAACCCGATACATCGGCTCAGGCGTCACCTCCACCGGCCTCGTCTACGAGCTCATCGTCTCCGCGACAGGCATGCTCACCATCAGCGGATACACCACGATCGCCGCTCAAACCGGCTTCGCCCTCCCCATCGCCGCATCCTGCAGGATCCCGTAATGGGCACCACATCGACACTGCCCGATCAGATCCGGCAAGTAATCTCCTCCCTCAACCTCGCCGTCGAGAACCAAGCCACCGAGAACGCCTCACTCGCCACAGCGATCGCCTCCGCGCAAACCAGCGCCGACGGCAAAACCACCAACTACTACGGCCCCGACGAACCAGCCATGGGCGCACTACAGATCGGCGACACCTGGTTCGACACGGCACACGACTTCCGCATCTCCCGCTGGGACGGCAGCACCTGGATCGCCGCCCAATTCGGCAACGCCGCGCTCGCGGCTATCGACGCAGCGAAGATCACGACGGGCACGCTCGATGCGGCGCGACTTGCCGCGCATTCGATCACGACGGGCTTGCTGGCGGCCGACGCGATCGATGGTATGACGATCACTGGCACGATCATCCGCACGGCTGCGTCGGGTGCTCGTATCCAGCTCGACAGCGTGAACGGGATCCGCGGCTTCGATGCGAGCAACGTCGTCAAAACGCAGATCACCACAGGTGGGGTCCTGACGGCGGTCGACGCGACGATCACGGGGACGGTGCGCACGGGTCCCGTTAGTGGCTTGCGGTGGGAACTCTCCCCCATTCCAGGGGACGACGGCCGCCTGGACATCAACATGATGAACGCCGCGGTGACAGGGCCTGCAATACAGGGCGGGATGCGCGCCACCATGAATTTCCTGAACATATTTGGCGGGGTACAACACAAGGACTCCAACCGGATATGGCTCAGCCCCAGCCCAAACGCCCCAGGTGGGGTGTACGGGGACATATCGCTCTTTCCGGGTGCGGTTGGCATCGGTTCATCAGGCACACTCCAACTGACAGGCTCAATCGACTTCACCACCACCGCCACCAAGCGCACTGCCCGCACCTCCCTCGGCATGTACGACGACGACACGTACGACACCGGGTGGGTGACAGTCACGCCAGCAGTGGGATATACCGGCGCTGCGTATGTCCGGCGGATCGATAGCACCGTGTACATGCGGAATCTGATCACGGTGCCGGCCTCTGTCGCCGCCAACACGACCTACACGTGCTGCACGCTGCCGACTGGATACCGGCCGGCATCTGGCTCGAACGGCATCCCGTCGATTTTCACCAACGGGGAGATCGCATGGGGTTCGGTTGCGTCGACGGGCGTGTGGTCGTTCCGCAAGCCGACTGCGGGAACGGGCGTGCTCATGTCCGCCGGGTCATGGCCGGTCAACTAGGAGACGCAATGCAACCTGATTTCAATCCCGACGAGTTCGTCGCTTCTACCGTGGCCTGCGCTCAGAGCGACTGCCCGAGTCGAGACGTGGCCTTCACGGTGGCTCACCCGCCCGGCGGTCTCATCCTGTGCGGCGCATGTGGCACGACTCTGATCGACCGATCACCCAACCCTGAAGATGGAGACCTCCCCGATGGACATTGACATCAACGACCTCGTCGCCCGATATGACGCCGAACTCGCCAAAGCGAACCAGCGTGCGATCTTGGCTGAAGCCACTGCCGCAGCTGCGCAGAAGCGCATCGTCGAACTCGAGGCTTCGTCCAGTGAGGAGGCGAGCGCGTGACTCCACCTCCCGAGGGCACGCCGGGGTGGGCGTGGCTCCTGGCCGTCGTCACTGTCGCGCTCATCACCGCGATCACCTCGTGGGTGACGGCGCTGCCCGCCCGGCGCGACGCGGCCGCGTCACGGCAGGCCGCCGAGGTCGCTGCCCACGAGGCCCGCCCGAACTCTGGCGGGTCTATGCGCGACGCCATCAACCGCATCGAGGCCCGGCAGGTCGAGCAAGGGAAAGAGATCGGCGAGATCAAGAAAGACATCGGCGGGCTGAGGGCTGACCATCGTCAGGAACGCGAGGACCGCGCCAACGGGGACCGGAACATCTGGGACACGATCAACCGAGACGCGGGTAGCCGGCCACCGTGGTCGCCGCCCATCAACTGACACCCAACCCGCTGCAGCGGGTTTTTTCATGCCCAAGGAGGCACTGATGGCAACGAATGGAAAGTTGACCGTGTTGTCGCTGAAAGCTGTCGGCGGCGGTCATAAGTTCGAGAAGCGCGCCGCTGCATCGTGGTTGCGCATGGTCGAAGCGGCGAAGGCCGACGGGATCACGCTCACCCTAACGGACTCGTATCGCCCCTACGCGGTCCAGGAGACGATCTTCCGCGCCCGGTACACGACGACCTGCATCGCCGGTCGTCCGTCGAAGCTGTGGCAGGGCAAGCGCTGGTATCAGCGGCCCGGCACCGCGACCGCCGCCGTGCCTGGCACGTCGAATCACGGGTGGGGCCTGGCCGCTGACATCGCCGGCGTCTACTACGCGGTCGGTGGGCAACGCGGCGCCGCCGCAGCGTGGCTCGCGCAGCACGCGGGCAAGTTCGGCTGGGTCCGGCCTGCGTGGGCATTCGAGGCGCTGTTCTGGGAGCCGTGGCATTTCGAATACGACGCGAGCCGCGACGTCAAAGGCCGTGACGTCGGGAAGTACCTGATCGTCAAGCCGACCGGTAACAGCCGCACGATGGCGTTCTATCGGACGCACGCCGCGAAGGGGACGCAGATCACCCGTCGAATCAAGCCGGGCAAGAGGATCAACGTCACCTTGAAGTGGCGGAACAAAGTGCAGACCAAGAAGAAGGACTGGGGCAAAGCCTCGAAAGTCAGGAAGGTGAAACCATGACCACCACTGAATCCACCGCGCTGAGCGATCGGGTCGTCTCGATCCTGCGCACCGCTGTCCCGACCCTCTGGGGATCCGCCGTCGTATGGCTGCTCGCGCTGATCCCGGCACTCGAGTCCGTCCGTGACGCGCTGCTATCGACCGGCGTGCGCGAACTCGTCGTCGGTGTGGCGATCGTCGTCTGGTACGCCCTGTGGCGTTGGCTCGAGCCGAGGATGCCCGACTGGCTCACGCGGCTGGTCCTGGGTTCCGCACGCGCACCTGGCTATGCGCTGCTTGCCGGTCCGGTTGCCGAGATCACCGACGTCGACGGGCGTCCCGTGCGCGTCGACAGCAATGGGATCCCGATAGTCGAGGACTCTGGGACGGCAGGCGATCACTAG